ATGGGTTCAATCACTGAAAGAAAGCGGGGCGATGGAAGCCTCGCGTTCCTGGCGCGGGTCCGCGTTCGAAGGGACGGAAAGACCCATTTAGAGACTCAGACGTTCGATCGTCGAGCCGCCGCCGAGAAGTGGATGAAGCGCCGCGAGGTCGAGCTTGCGGCCCCTGGCGCCATGAAGAAGGCGGCCAGCGGCGACCCGAAGCTCGCCGACGTGATCGATCGGTACGTCGAGACGAGCTTGAAAAAGATCGGGCGCACGAAGGCGCAGGTTCTTCGCACGATCAAGGCGACGGACCTCGCCGCCAAGCGGTGTTCCGAGATCACGAGCGCCGACGTGATCGCCTACGCCGAGGAACTGAACGCGACCGTCCAGCCGCAGACGGTCGGGAACTACCTGTCGCACCTTCAGGCGGTCTTCGCCGTCGCCCGGCCCGCGTGGGGGTATCCGCTCGACGAGGGCGCCATGCGCGACGCTATGGCGGTCGCGAAGCGCCTCGGCCTGAAGGGGCGGTCGAAGAAGCGGGAGCGGCGGCCGACGCTCGACGAACTCGATCGACTGATGACGCACTTCGGCGAGATCCGGCAACGCCGCACGACCTCGGCCCCGATGCAACGGATCGTCGCCTTCGCGCTCTTCTCGACGCGCCGACAGGAAGAGATCACGCGCATCGCTTGGGCGGACCTCGACGAGGCTGGCTCCCGCATCCTCGTGCGCGACATGAAGAACCCCGGCGAGAAGATCGGGAACGACGTATGGTGCGAGCTTGTGCCGGAAGCCCTGGCGATCCTGCTCGCCATGCCGCGCACCGGGCCTCGGATCTTCCCCTATGACCGGAAGGCGATCGGCGCCGCGTTCACGCGCGCCGCGGCCTTCCTGGCGATCGAGGATCTTCACTTTCACGACCTCCGGCACGAAGGCGTGACCCGGCTCTTCGAGTTGGGGCGGAACGTCCCGCAAGCCGCTTCGGTCTCGGGGCATCGATCCTGGCAGAGCTTGCAACGGTACACCCACGTCAGGAAGGCCGGCGACAAGTTCGCGGGATGGCCGTGGCTCCCGATCGTGACGGAGCCGATCGAGCCGGCTCGGCGTCCGAGGCTTCGGCGCGTCGCCTGATTCTGTGCATAGGCAACCTTTCCGCTCGCGCTCCGTTCTCGTTATGTTCTACAACGGGGCGTTGAAAGCGAGGGGAACCCGTGTCGCGGCGTCAACCGTATCGAGTCCCGTATATCGTTGAGCTTGCCGAGTACCTTGAGGCCGGCGCCGATCGCGACGGCGCCGGCCTCGGACCTTCCGACGCCCTGCTCGCGGCCCGCGCCCTGCGGACGCTCGATCGCTTGAACGGCGGACTCGGACGGCGGCGGGTTCGGAAGGACCGCTATCGCGACAACTCGAAGCCGCGAGCCGGGGATGAGCGGCCCGGCGAGTAGGTTCCGCCGCTTTAGGTAAATAAATGACACCGCCGACTGCGTCGGTTGCCTTGACGGCAGGGCAAGTCCCGGCGATCGTGGGCTCTGACAAAGGTCGAGGCCGCTCGTGCTCGTTCACGTAGCTGATATACACGCCGCGCCGCGCCCCCTGTCCGGGGGCGGCGTTCGCTCGACCCACCCCCTGCACGTCCTGATCGTCGGCGTCGGCCAGTACCTCCGTTCCAGCACCTTCAATCACTTCGCGGATCTGGCGCCGCCTGACGTTGAGCACGTACGGCCGAAGGTCGTTGTCAACACGTCGGTCCTCGCCGCGTCGGCTGGGAATCTTGAATGTTGGGCCGGCGGGGAGAACGTCTCCGACCGGCTCACGTGGCTTTTCTACACCGACGAGGCCGTAAGGCGCCGCTTCGAAGCGGCGATGAAGACGCTTCGCGACTTTCTCGCGCCGAAGCAAGATCGGCACGCCCTGCGCCGCGACGCTAGAACAAGCGTGCTCATTCCTGGCGAGCGCGGCGCGATCCGTCGCAGCCTGAGCCCGGACGTTAAGCTGGCGCCGGGGCTTGCCCCGTCGACGATTCAACGTTTTCTTGAGCCGACTTTAGAGAACTTCAAGGAGTGGGCGCACTTCGAAGCGCATGAGCGCGCCCACAAGGCAACAACTCCAAAGTTGTGGCTTCGGTTCGAGGTCCGGTCGCCTCGATCTATCTCGGCGCCGAACAATAACGAGGTTACCAAGCGGCCGGCTATAGCTCGGATCTTCGGACTTTGTCGTGCTGAATATATCAAATTTCTATCTTGGAAGGTGGCATTCGATCGAACGGAAATAATCACTCTGATTAGACGACTAGATTTTCGGGGAATGGGCTCGATCAAAGAAGCCCTACTCGGAGCCGTCTTGTCTCTAATTCAGCTTTGGAGTGATTATGTCCGACGACAAGTTGACCTTCGAGGAAGCGCGTCTTGCGCTCGATCTTGCTGCGCAGTGTGACGATCACGCCGACCGCGGGCTCGATCTTCCCCTGAGCTATACCGACCTGAAGCTCGCGGCCCGCGCCCTGCGGACGCTCGTCCTGGCGCTCCCCTGGCCGGACTCGGCCGCGATCCCGGCTCGCCGGGCTCAGGGGTAGCCGCGCAAAAGCGCCGGTCAGGGGCGATCCTGGCCGGCGCTTTTGCTCATTTCGCGAGGGGGAGCTTGATCGACACGGCGTCGTGTCGGCGGCCATGCGGCAAGAGGATCACGTCGGCGTGCCACGCGCCAAGCTCGCCGAACTCGATGGCGGTCGTGATCGTCTCAATCACATGCGGCAGGCCGTCTTCGCCGACGGCGATCAGGTTGCGGCGATGCTCGGCCCCGAGCACCAACGCGGCTTGAACTCGCTCGGGATAGATCGGATCGGCGACGCTCAGGCAGTCGCCCCGGTGCCGGACGTAGAAGCCCGGCTTCAGCATCATGCGCCGGGCGTCGACGAGATGGGCGTCGACTCGAAGGTCTTCGCCTTCGATTACGAGGCCCGTCACCGCTTGAGCCCCGCGGCCGGGTCGACGTTCTCCCATATCTGATCGGGAGTCGGCGGCCTGGACTCCTCGGGCGGAACCGTGAGGCGCATCACGATCCGAGGCCGAGGCGCGCCGAGAAGGTCATACTCTTCGAAGCCCTCGGCGTTCAGCCGATCGAGCGCGTCGACTTCCTCGCTCGTGAACGGAATCGAGCGGCGGCCGTGAAGCTCGCCGTCATTCGCGTCGGGCATACAGGACCGGCCCGACTCGTCGCCCGCGTGCGCGATGAACCGCTTCAAGAGGTCCCGATAGTCAATCGGGCCTTCCTGGCGGTACTCGATCCCGCCCCGCGGGTTGTCGAAGCGGTAGAGCGGCGGATCGGGGACGGGCTTCATGTCGGGGCCGAGCACGAACCGGAAGCCCGCCTCGACGAGGCGGCGAAGAACGTGCGCCTCCCATTGCTCGGCCGCCGACTGCAGGGCGCTCGGGTTCGGCCGGAAGCTGGCCTGCTCGCCGAGCGGGATATCAAGGATCTTCATGCGGCGACCCCCGTCAACTGCCGGCATTCCTTCCGCGCGGCCTCGACACGCTTGTCGAGGTAGGCCGCGAGATCGTTGACGTGAACCCCCTTCGCCGACTTCTGCGACTCCTCGATCCGCACCATCGGAAGGGCGATCTCCCCGGCCGATAGCTTCCGCACGAGCTTGTCGGTCGTCAGGTGCGAAAAGTAGTCCTTCGCGACCGTCTCGATCGGGATGATCGCCCGGCCGCCATATTGCGCCATGAGCAGGAAGACCGTGTTCACGCGGCGGCCCTCCCCTGCCCGGCCGAGAGCGACTGCATCACCCGAGCCATGGCGAGCGCCTTGTCGAGGCGCGGACCGATATCGCGCGCGAGGAAGCGGTCTTCCATCAGAGCGCGAACCGTCACGTCGACGTTTCCGAGGTCGCCGGCCGCGACCGTATCGAAGATCCGGTTCGCCATGGCGACCGTGAGGGCGTCGGGCTCAGTGGAACGCATGGGAGGGAACCTCGAAGAGAGCGGCCTGATCGGGATGAGGAAGGGCGCGGGGCCGGCGGCGAGGGGCGACCTCGTCGGGCGTCTCACGCGCTGGGGCGGGAGTGGGGCGCGGGGCACTCCCGAAGCGGCCGTGAATGCCGGCGACGATCTCGACGAGGGCCTGAACCGTCGAGGTCATGTCGAGGTCTAGGCGGGCTGCCACGTCGCGAAGCTCGGCTTCGACCTCGGGCGGAAGTACCTTCGCGGTCGGCACCGGAACGAAGGACCATCCGAGATGACCGAGAACGGCTTCGATCGATTCGAGGTTCGGCTTGTTCTTGTGGCGCCAAGCCTTGATCGTCGGGCGGTTCACGCCCGAGCCGGCCTCGACGAGGTCATACGTCTGCCCCTGGCGGCGCATCTCGGCGAAGACGAGCTTCACATGAGGGCCGACCCGCTCGGGGATCGTGACCGTCGAGGGACGGCGCTTCTTCGGCTCCGGGTTGCGGCGGCTCATGCCTCGGGGTCCTTCGGCGCGGGGTAGCAGGCGGCGAGGTCGGCAACCGTCAGGGAGCCGGCCTCAAGGGCCTCGATCGAAGCCGCGGGGAGTTCGTGCGTCGCGACGATGCGCGGGCCGTAGGCGCGCCCGTCAGGGCCGGGAAGCGCCTCGAAGAAGACTGCGGCGGACAGCCCGCGAGGGCCGGCGCGCCAGACAAGCCAAGCCTTCCGGGTCACGCCGCGAGCCTCCGCACGAGGTCGCCGCTCACGCGCATCGGCATGAGCACGGCGACCGTGTCCGGCTCGTCGTCGGCCGTGACGCGGATCGCGTTGCCCGAGCCGTTGAAGGACAGGGAGACGCGGGCGCCGCCGTAGGAGTTGAAGAGCGTCTTCAGGTAGAGCGACGACACGCCGAACGGCTCGACGCCGCCCTCGATCTCGGCCTCGACGTGGTCGAAGCCCTCGCCGCCGACTTCGGCCGCGGCGAGGATCAGACCGCCTTGTGCCGGGCCGCATTCGAGCTTGTGGCCGTTCTCGCGACCGGCGAAGGCTTCGAGCAGATTCAGGACGGCGAGGCCGCGCGAGCGGTCGACGAGGGCCTTCGTCGGCGACGGCTCGGGAATGATCCGCTGATAGTCGGGATATGCCGTGTCGAGCAGCTTCGAGATGAGACGGGCGCGCCCGTCTTCGAATGCGACGACCCGATCGGTCGCGCGGACCCGAACCGTCTCGGCACCCTTGAAAAGCTTCAGGACGGCGGCGACCGTGTCGAGGCTCAGGACGATCCCGTTCTGACCGCCCCCGTTCGCCGGCATCGCGTCGGCGCCCTCGGGCAGGGCGACAGCGGTCACGACTGCGATGTGACCGTTCGTCCCGACCGCGGCGAGATGGGTGGCGCCCTGCCATTCGCGGATGTGAAGGAAGACGCTCGCGATCGGGCGCGCGTTGTTCGCATTGATACGCGCGGCCTCGTGCGTCCTGGCGAAGAGCCGGGTCATCTCGGCGCCGGTCAGATCGAAGGTCGCGGCGCCCTCGGTCGGGAAGTCGAGAGCCGGCCAGTCGGTGACAGGCAAGGTCGCGAGCTTCAGCCGCGTGCGACCGGGGCTTGCCTTCAGGATCACGTCGGCGCCGTCGAGCGTGAGGGAGATCGTCGCGTCGCTCGGGAGGCGCGACACCACCGACGAAAGCTTCTCGGCGCTCACGGTCGTCGAGCCGTCCTTCTCGACGCTGGCCTCGCCGAACGCCTCGGCCTGCATCTCGAAGTCGCTCGTCGCGATCTTCAGAACGCCGCCCTTCGCAACGAGCCGGGCATGGCCGAGGATCGGGATCGGCGAGTTGCGCGGAGCGGCCGAGCCGCCTTTCGACATGAGATCGGCCAGCGCCGAGCGCGTGATCGTGAGCTTCATCGTCGTGTCTCGGAAGGAATGGCGGGGGAGGTTCAGGCGGCGCGCTTGCGCGGCGGCTGGCCGACGGCGATGCCGCACTCGGCCAGGGCGTCGGTGAACATGAGGAAGGCGGCGGTCGCGTCGACAGCGCGGATGCGCCGGTTCGATGCCGGGACCGGCAGGTTCCACACGTTCGGCGAGTTCATGATCTCGCGCTGTTCGGTCGCCAGGGCGACGAGGTCAGCGTGACGAACCTGCGCCTCGATCTCGGGGGTCGGAAGGGCGATGCCGGCCTTCGCGTAGATCGCGACCTTGAAGCCCTGCTCGATCAGCTTGAACGCCGGGCGGAAGCTGGGGCACGCCTTCGAGAGCGCGAGCTTCATCGGGCTCGTCACGTCGCCCACGGCGTATTCCGGGGCGTCGTGCAAGAGGCCGTGAACGCGGATCTCTTCGGGGAGGAAGGACGCCACGATGCACGAGTGCTGCGCGACCGTGTAGCCGCCCGCGTGGCCGTTGTAGCGATTCAGGCGAGAGAGCGAGCGGGCGATATCGTAGAACGAAATATCGTCAGGGCTCGGGGCGAGCAGATCGACGAGTGCGCCGCTCGCGGTTTCGAACTCGGTCGCCGTAGCGCGGCGGATCGTCTCGGCTTGCATGTCCGTTGCTCCCTCGGGATTGCAACGGACGATAAACCCTCATTTCCGTCGGGTCAACGGATTTAACGGATCGCACGCAAGCGCGATCCGATACATCCTCAGCGCGTCAACTCGGCAGTTCCGACGATTTTGTGAACCGCCTCAACGTCTTGCCGAGGGATATCAACAGAACTGTCCGCGCCGATAGCAGTCACGACAACTTTATCGGTCATGATCGCGTCAATTCGGCGGATCGTGGCGCGGCCGTCCTTCATCCGCACGACCGCGAAGCCGCCGCGCGACACCGGGCGGGCCGGGTTCGTCACGACGACCTCGCCCGCGAAGTAGCGGGGAGCGTTGGCGTCGTCGGGGACGATGATCGCGTAAGCGCCCGCTGCAGTCAGCATCGATCCGAGCGTGATGCCTTCGGCCGAGTTCTGCGACAGCGTGAAGAAGCCCTCGGGGTCGGGAAGCCCAACGCTGTAAAGCTCGACGCTGATGCCGGGGGATGCTGCGGCGGTGTTGTCGTGAGCTAGTCTAACGTGCTTGCGCGGGCTGTCCTGCTCGCCGGTTAGATACTCAAGATCACATTCCAGCACTTCGGCCAGCATTGCCAGTCTGTGAGGGACCGGGTTCTTCGACTTTCCGGCAAGTAGATCGTTGACGTAGGACAGGCCCAAGCCCGCCGCGCGCCCGGCAGCATTTGCCGAAAGGCCGGTCTTCGCTAGCCGCTCCCTGATCCTCTTTTGCATGAGTTCAAGCGCGGTCATTGCCGTCCCCTGTAGCGCCGGCATCCGGGCAAGCATCCTTCTGTCTCCCTGACTCGCTGAATAACTTCAACGGACTATTAAATCCTAGATTTGTCAATGTGTTCCGTCGGTCGTCCGTTATGCGGTCCGAAGGCCGGTCCCTTTTTTCCGTCATATCCGTTGACTCCGTCAGTCGCCCGCGGTTACAACCTGGCAACGGCTCTCGCCGAGTTCCGGCCCTAACAACCGATTAAGTCGGCTCTGTCGTGTGGTCAAGCTCTGCGGTTGCTTCGGTAACAGAATTTGGATGCGCGGAAAGCAAGATGCACCCGGCGACCCACGAAGGCGAAGATCCGCGGGCGATTATTGCCCGGCTTCGCGCCGAGAATGCCGAGCTTCGCGCGTCTCTCGTCGAGCCTTCTATTGTTGCGCCGGTTGAATGGGGGCTCACGGCGACCGAAGACAGGCTCTTCGGGATGCTCTTGAAGTGCGAGGCTGTCTCGAAGACTTCGATGATGACGGCGCTCTATGCCGGCAACACGGAACGCCCTTCGATCAAGCTGATCGATGTTTTCGTTCACCGTCTTCGCAAAAAGACCCGCAAGCATTCGGTCGAGATCCGCACGATCCTCGGCGTCGGTTACTCGCTCGCCGACCGCCTCGTCTGGCGGAAGACGCTGAAACTCGACGCCAGCACGCAACACTAAGGAGATCCGCGCGTGGCCCTCTCTCTTTCCGGCCTGAAGAAGCTCAAGACGGCGACCTCGCCGATCGCCCTGTTCTACGGCGTGCCGGGCGTCGGTAAAACCTCCCTCGCGGCCGAGTTCCCCGGCGCCGTATGGCTGCAATTCGACGGCGAGCAGGCCCCGTCGGGGGTCGACCTCGACGGCTGGGCGGGCGTCAAGACCTACGAAGAGGTCGTGACCGCGATCGGCGCGCTCGTGAACGAAGAGCACGAGTTCAAGACGCTCGTCATCGACTCCCTGTCGACCCTCGAAAAGGCGGTTTGGGCCGAGACGTGCCGCCGGAAGAATTGGACCTCGATCGAGGCCGTCGACTACGGCAAGGGCTACGTCGAGGCCGACGCCGTATGGGGCGAGATCGTCTCGGGCCTGATCGCCCTTCGCGCCGAACGCGGGATGAGCGTCATCCTTCTCGGGCACACCGAGATCGTTCGCTTCGAGTCGCCGACGACCGACCCCTATGCCCGATACTACGTCGGCATTCACAAGCGGGCGCGCGCCCTGATCGAGGCGAATGTCGATCTGATCGGCTTCATTAACTACCGCATCGCCCTGAAGAAGGTCGAAGCGGGGTTCAACAAGACTTCGACGCACGCCGAGGGCGGCGGCGTTCGGATCATCCACGTCGAAGAGCGGCCCGGCTTTACGGCTAAGAACCGCTACAACATGCCGCCCGAGATCACCTTCAAGCGCGGGGCCGGATACACCGAACTCGCGAAGTATTTCCCCGGCGCTTAACGGCGTCGGGCCCCTTCAGCCTGCGGTCAACTTGAGAGGATATCATGGCCGATCTCGGAATGGACTTCGATCACACCGAAGTCGAAATCTCGGACTTCTCGCCGATGCCCCCCGGCGATTACGAGCTTCAGGTCGTCGAGGCCGACGTGAAGGCGAACTCGAAGGGGACCGGAATGATCCTGTCCCTCAAGGTCGAGGTCATCAACCCCCCCGAGCATCAGGGTCGCTTCGTCTTCGCGAACATCAACTTCCGGCACGAGAACCCGACCGCTCAGAAGATCGGCCAGGAAGAGCTTTCCAAGCTCTGCAAGGCCGTCGGCCTCGAAGGCAAGCTGAAGGACTCGGATCAGCTTCTGTATCAGCCGTTCTACGGCGCCCTGATCGTCGAGGAATACACCGGCCGGAACGGTCAGCCGCGCCAGCGCAACGCGATCAAGGATTACCACTACCAGACGGACCAGTCGCCGCCCGAGAGCAAGCCGGCGCCGACCCCGTCGACCTCGCCGAACCGCCCGGCGACCGGCGGTGCCGCCGCGAAGCCCGCCGCGACCGGCGGCGTGTCCCTCCCCTGGAAGCGCAACGCGGCCTAGCGGCCCCGGCCGGGGCTTCGGTCCCGGCCTCCCCTCCCCTCCCGACAATCTGAACCCTTCAACGCGCCCGTTCGGCGCGAACGCCCGAGGCTTGCCCGGCAATGGCCGAGATACCGGACCCGATCAATCACACCGTCGACGCCATTTATCGGGCCTATGCCGAGTCGCGCTCCCGGTCTTGGGAAGGGCTCGGGATCTCGATCTCGGACCTGGGCAACGAATGCGACCGGGCCGTTTGGTACGCCTTGCGGTGGGCCTCGCCCCAAGAGGTCATCACCGGCCTGAAGGCGATCATCTTCGAGACGGGCGAGATCGAAGAAGAGCGCCTTCTGAACTCGCTTCGGATGATCGATTGCGAGGTCGAGGCCGTCGATCCCCGCACCGGCAAACAGGTCCGCGTGACCGCCGTCTTCGGCTTCGTCCGCGGCAAGATCGACGGCAAGGTTCTCGGCCTGCCCGAGGCGCCGAAGACGTGGCACGTCGTCGAGTGCAAGTCGGCAAAAGAAGTCTACTATAAGCCCGTCGTCAAGAAGGGCGTCCGCGAAGGCTACTTCTCGCACTGGGTTCAGCTTAACACCTATTGCCATTTGCTAGGCTTCGATCGCGGCCTCTACATGCTGCGCAACAAGAACACGGGCGAGATCTATTGCGAGCGGATCGAGACGGATCACGACGCGGCGATCCGTATGCTCGCGAACGCCGAGCGCATCGTCGAGATGCACGAGCCCCCGACGAAGCTTCACGAGAACCCGAAGGCGAAGACGGCCTTCAAGTGCCGTTCCATGTGCCGCCACAAGGGGATCTGTCACGACGGCGCCTTCCCCCGCGTGAACTGCCGGACGTGCCTTCACGCGACCGCGGAACGCCTCGAAGACGCGACGATCTCGTGCGCCCGCTGGTCGAAGCCCCTGACGCCCGACGAGCAGCGTGAGGGGTGCGGCGCGCATCTCTACCTTCCGGCACTCGTGCCGGGCGACATGCTCGACGCCGACGAGGCGGCCGAGACGGTCACGTATCGGCTTCGCGACGGCGCGACGTGGGTCGACGGCTCGGGGAAGCCGCGCCCGGCCGATCTCGTCGACGGCGGCGGGGAGGCCGAGTGATGCCGGTCCCCTTCCTCGACGCCCGCCCCCGGCAATGCCGCTTCCCCGTCTCGGGCGAGCGCCTTTCCCTGGTCGTGTGCGGCGCCCCCGTCGTCGACGGAAAGCCCTACTGCGCCGACTGCTGCGCCGTCGCCTTCGCCGGCTACCGCGAGCCCCGCTTCGTCCGCTGCGACTACGTCCGCGAGGTTCCCGCCGACGCCGATCGCGCTCTCGATCTCGTCGAGGTCATCTCGTGAAGTTCCCCGTCATCCTGTCCGATCCGCCCTGGACCTTCGACACGTACTCCGAGAAGGGGAAGGACTACTCGCCGGAGCAGCATTACAAGTGCATGAGGCTCCCTGAGATTAAGGCGCTGCCTGTCGCCGACATGGCCGAGAAGGACTGCGTTCTTCTCATGTGGGCGGTCGACCCGCTGCTCGATCAAGCCTTCGAAGTCCTGAAGGCATGGGGCTTCAAGTACAAGACGGTCGGCTTCTATTGGGGAAAGACCGGGCGGGCGATGAAGCTCCATTCCGGCATGGGCTATTGGACCCGCGCCAACCCCGAGCAATGCCTTCTCGCGACCCGCGGGAAGCCGAAGCGGATCGGAACGGACGTTGACCGGCTCTTGCTGGCGCCCCGCGGCCGGCATTCCGAGAAGCCTCACGAGATCTATTCGCGCACCGAGCGACTCGTCGCCGGCCCTTACCTCGAAATGTTCGCCCGGTACGCCCGCCCCGGCTGGCACCAGTGGGGGAATCAGGTCGGGCTTCTCGGCGGCACGCCGAACCCCGTCGACCTCCCCGGCTACCCGGCGACCGTCGTCGAACCCCTCTCCCCTCTCTTCTCGAAGGCGGCCTGACCATGCTCAGCAACCCGGAACGCCCCGCCAAGCCTCAGAGCGAGCCCGAGACGGCCGTCGCGCCGACTGCAGGGCTCGTGACCGTCCCGGCCGAGGTCGTCGCCCTGGCGGCCTATGTCGTCGCCGTCCAGTACGTCGACCCGCCCGCCCTGTGCGCGCTTCTGATCGAACTCGGCCTTGCGGCCCGCGTGCCGTTCGACCCGGCGGTTCATGGCGAGTTCGACGACCTTCTTCCCGGCGACCCCTTCACCGCGTTCTCGGCACCCCTTCGCGAGGCCCTCGCTCTCGGCCGCCCGCAACTCCGCGCCTTCGCCGGAAAGCTCAACTGATGGCCCTCACCCCGCGCCCCTTCCAAGAAGACTGCCTGACCTCGCTCTTCAGCTATTGGGCGGCGAACCCCGAGGGGAACCCGCTGCTCGTGATCCCGACAGGCGGCGGGAAGTCCTTCATCCTGTCGCTTCTGATGCGCCGGTTCCACGAGGCCGAGTCGTCGACCCGGATCGTTCAGGTCACGCACGTAAAGGAACTGATCGAGCAGAATTATAAGGAACTGATCGGCTTTTGGCCGTGGGCGCCAGCGGGTATTTACTCGGCGTCACTTCGCCGGCGCGAGGCACATGCTCAGATCCTCTTTGCCGGTATTCAGACCGTCCACAACAAGGCGCGCCAGATCGGCCATGTTGACGTGCTGATGGTCGACGAAGCGCACCTGATCCCGCCCGACGCGAAAACGATGTACGGCCGGTTCATCGCGGCGTTGCGCGAGATCAATCCGCGGATGCTGATCCTCGGCCTGACCGCGACCCCCTTCCGCCTGGACTCGGGGCGCCTCGACGAGGGCGAAGATCGGCTCTTCGATCAGGTCGCCTACGAGATCACGATCCGCGACCTGATCGAACTCGGCTATCTCGTGCCGCTGATCTCGAAGGCGACAGCGAGCACGATCAGCGTCAAGGGCGTCTCCCGCTCGGGTGGCGAGTTCAACGCGAAGCAACTTTCACTCGTCGTCGAGGATCTTGAGAAGACGCGTGCTGCGGTCGACGAGATTATCGGTTACGGGGCCGACCGTCGGGCGTGGCTTTGCTTCTGCTCTGGCGTTCAGCACGCGCACGACGTTGCGGCCGAGGTCCGAAAGCGCGGCTTCACATGCGAGACAGTTCACGGCGATCTGTCTTCCGGTGAGCGCGATCGGATCATTAAGGACTTCAAGTCCGGCAAGTATCGTTGTCTGACGAATGCGAACGTGCTGACGACAGGCTTCAACGATCCGCGCATCGATCTCGTCGCGATGCTTCGACCGACCTTGTCGGCGTCACTTTATATCCAGATGGTCGGCCGCGGGACCCGTTGCATCGGCCCCGATATCGAGTCATCGATCCGCAACGGCAAGGCCGACTGCCTCGTGCTCGACTTCGCCGGCAACGTGCGCCGTCACGGCCCGGTCGACGCCGTCGAAGTGAAGAAGCCCGGCAAGGGCGACGGCGACGCGCCCGTGAAGGAATGCCCGGCCTGCCACTCGTTGATCCTGGCGGGCCTGCGGATCTGTCCCGACTGCGGCCACGAGTTCGAACGGAACGTCGACGAGAAGCTGACCGCCACGGCCGCGACCGTGCCGATCATCTCGAAGTCGACGGCACAGTTCGTCGAGGTCACGGAACGGACCTTCTTCCGGCACGACAAGGCGGGCGGTCGGCCGAGCGTGCGGGTTGAGTACCTGTGCGGCCTCGTCGTCCACAAAGAGTGGATCTGCCCCGAGCACGACGGCTTCGCTCGCGACCGCTTCGCGAAGTTCTGGAAGGATCACGGCGGGCTGAACCCGGTCCCGAAGACGATCGACGAAACGCTCGATCGGGTCGGCGAGCTTCGGGAGACGGCCGAGATCCGAATCCGCGCCTCGGGCCGCTATTGGGAGGTCTGCGGGCGCAAGCTCGCCCCGGCCGTCCTGACCGGCCCCGCGCCCTTCGAGGCCGCGGCATGAGCGCCGCGGCTTGCTCCCGGCGCCTTCGCCGGAACGAATGCTTCCTCGCCGCGACGACCTTCCTCGACGAGCGCGGGATCGGCTTTCGGGTCGGGCGAGGCTCGAAGCATCCCTTCATCGTCGTCGAGGCACCCGGCGACTCGTTCCGTCTCTCATTCCCCGGCTCGGCGGGCGATCATCGCTCGGCCCTGAACACGGTTCGCGACCTGAAGCGCCGTCTCGCCGGGAACCCCATAGGTGCCGCGCCATGCTGACCCGAACCTTCGATCGCGAGCCGGTCACATGCGGCGTCTGCCGCCGGGCCGCTGGCGCCAACGGCTACGCCCCGCGCCAGGGCAAACCGATCATGTGGATCTGTGACGATCCCGACTGCGGCAAACTCGCGAAGACGGTCTTTCACATGGACAAGCGGCAATTGAATCAGTTCGAGGTTTTCTCGCTGAACGATGCGGGTCATGATGCGGGCGCCTATCTCGAGTCGATCGGCAAGTTCAGCCTCGCGGAACTCACGGAAGAGGAATGGGCGACATTCCTCAAGACCGTCTTGAACTCGTTCGGCGATCACATGCGCGCTCGGTTGCTTGCCAATGTCGCACCCTTCTGAGATGACCCCCTTCGCTTCAGCCGGCCCGGTTCTGATCGCGAACGGCTACTCAGCCCTGCCGATCGCGCCCGGCGACAAGGTCCCTGGCCTCTACTCGGCCGGCGAGTGGCGCATGATGCGCGGATGGTCGAAGTTCTGCTCTTCGCTCCCGCCCGCGTTTCAGGTCACATCCTGGTTGTCGTGGCCGAACGCGGGCGTCGGCGTCGCGTGCGGGCGCGGCCTCGTGCTCGTCGATATCGACCTCGAAGACGCGGTCGGCCCGGTCATGGCGGCCCTGCCGCCCTCGGTCGTCGGGAAGAAGGGCGCCAAGGGCCTGACCCTTTGCTTCCGTGGCGACACGTCGAAGATCCGCTCGCGCGCCTTCAAGATCGAGGGCGTCGGCGCCGTCGATCTTCTCGCGGACGGCAAGCAATCCGTTCTCCCGCCCTCGATCCATCCGAAGACGGGGCGGCCTTATGAGTGGATGAGCGCGCGCACGCTGCTCGACACACCGCTCGCCGAACTGACCGAACTCCCCGACAACGCGGCCGACCTGATCGCCGACGCGCTTCGCCCACTCGGCTACAAGGTCGAGCAAGCCTTCGAGTTCAGCGGCGAGCTTAACGAGTCGCGCTCGCAGTCGACCGACTTCTTTCGGCGGCTGAACGAAGACGCCCTCGCGAACCTCGACGCATGGGTTCCCCGGCTGAACCTGTACCGGGCGATCCGTGGCGGCGGCGGCTGGCGCGCCGTGCCACACTGGCGCCCGTCCAGCACGGGCAACCCGCCGCAGAAGCGGAAGCTGAACCTGTCCTTCGACCCGAAGGGGATCAGGGACTTCGGCGACGGCGGCAAGACGTACACCCCGCTCAACGTCGTGATGGCGGCGTGCGACCTCGGCAACGATCTCGACACGGCCGCGAAGTGGCTCGGCGAGATGATCGGCTATGACTTCTCGCCCGTGATCGACGTTGTCGCCGGCCCCTCGGCCCCTAGCGTGCTCGCCAGGGCCGCCGAGCGGCTTCGGGCGAACGCTCCCGCGCCGAGCGTCCCCGCGCCCGTCCTGGCCGTGTCTGAGCCGCTTCCCGAGGCCGTTGCGCCCCCGAGGCTCGGCGATATCGAAGCGGCTCTCGCCGGGGTCGACCTCAACACGGGCGAAGTGATCGACTTCCCCGCCGGGCCGGACCCAAAGGCCGTTCGCGCCGATCGGCTCGAAGCCCTGAGCCACGTTCCCGGCCTCGTCGGCGAGGTCGTCGACTGGATCGAGGCGAGCGCCAACTATCCGTGTCGGCCGCTCGCCCTGGCGGCGGCCCTGTGCGCCGTCGGCGCTATCGCCGGGCGCCAGTACGGCACGCCGACCGATCTGCGGACGAACCTTTATGTCATCGGCCTCGCGGAGTCGGGCTTCGGCAAAGACCACGCCCTCGCTTGCATCGGCCTGCTCTTCGAGCGGAACGGGATGGACCGCTTCGTTGGCGGCTCAAAGATCATGTCGGGGACCGGCCTTCGCGAGCAGATGACACAGCAGCCGAGCACGCTTTACCTGCTCGACGAGTATGCCGGCCTGATGCGCGATATCTACGATCGGCGCGCGGGCAGCCACATGAAGATGCTTCGCGATTATCTTCTCGAATTTTACTCGAAGGCAAATCAGAGCTTCAAGGGCGCTGACTATGCCGCGGGCAAGACACAGAAGATTATGAACCCGAACCTCTCGATCTATGGCGTCTCGACCCCCGACGACTTCTGGAACGGAATGGGCTCGGGCGGCGTGACCGACGGCTTTGTCGCGCGACAGATCATCTTGACGATCGACGCCGAGCTTCCCGACCGGAAGAAGCCGACAGCCGACAAGCGCAAGCCCTCGCAACGGATCGTCGACGGCTTCCACTCGATCATGGAGTCGAAGATCGGCGACCTCGCGGGCGCGACCCATGACGGCACGACGGCGATAGATCCGCTGATGGCCGAGTGGGGGCCGGGCGCCGAGTCGTTTTGGGAGGCCGAGTCCGACCGGGTCCGGCACCTGACCCGTGCCGCCCCGAGCCAATTCCGCGCGGTCTATAACCGCCTCGCCGAGAACGCTCAGAAGATGGCGACCGTCGTCGCGATCGGCGTCGACCCTCACGCCCCGATCGTGACGCGCGAGATGATCGAGTGGGGCTTCGCCCTGTCGTGGCTGTCCGTCGAGAGCGTGATCGACGAGATCAAGGGGCGGCTCGCCGACTCCGACTATCAGCGCCTCTACCTTGAGGTTCGCCGCCATATCGAGAAGGCCGGGCGCCAGGGCCTGACCCGCACGGAACTGAAGCGGAAGCTCAACGGCAAGATGGAGATCCGCAAGTTCGACGACATTATCGAGAACTTGCGGAGCGCCGACGACGTGGACGTGAGAATGGTCGGCGGCGCGAAGGGCGGCCCGACCGCGATGCGCTTCGTCTTCCTGCCCGACGGCGACGAATACAGGGCTCAGGGGTAGAGAGAAGGCCCGCCGAGATCCGGCGGGCCTTTCGCTTACTGGACCGCGGCGGCGGTGCTCGCCGATAGCAGCCGGGCGCCGTTGCCGGTCAGTCTGGCGACTTCCTGGGCCGCGTCTTCGACGGGGGTCATGTCAACGAGCCGATAATCCGTGAACGGGCTCGCCGTCTCGGCCAGGACCGCACGGAAGATCCCCTTCTTCGTCTCGATCAGGCGCGTGATCGTATTGCCGTGAGCCGTGTCGACTCGATGGCGGCCGAAGGACACACGATCGATCAGCGAATGCGCGTCAGCCGCGTCGACAATTCCGTCGCCGTTCAGGTCGAAGGCGAAAGCCGGCACGACGGATTCACCTGATACGACCCCGATCCCAACGGATAGGAAGGCGGTCGCAAGGGCGATCTGTGCAACCCTGGCGCGCATGCGTCCGCGTCGAGCGAAGCGCCGAAGTGCCTTTGCGGCAAGCTCGGCATCCGACACGCCGAGCGTGATCCCATCCGACGATACGGCCCCATCAAGGTACGAGGCGAGTTCGTAAGCCCCTGCGTTCGTTGACACTTTGGAGGTCCTAGTTCCAAGCTGGTCCGCTCGGACGCGCCATTTTGGCGCCCGTCGTCGGGGCCGTTCCGCGTGTGGAACATCTCGCGGCCCGGTGAGTTATGGCTATCCACTCACTTTAAGTCGTGGTCAAGGCAGTCCGGCGGATATGTAGGACGGCGACCAAAACGATCCGTCGGCGCTGTCACATTGAAGATACGGTGCGCGCATGAGAACGCGCGTCGTCAACACGATCCCTGAGTGGCGCTTTCAGGCGGAAGTGATTGCCCGACTTCACAAAATGGAAGACGACGGCTTTCCTCTGACGTGCGCAGGGGACATGAACGCGGCAAAGCGCAGCAGAGCGAAACAGATCGAGGCGAAGGCGACCGGCCTGACTGCAGGCGAGCCGGACGTGCGGGTCTATATCGCGGGCGGGCGCCTACTCTCGATTGAATTGAAGGCGAAGAAGGGCTCGCGGTCGGCGGATCAAAAATTGCGTCATGCCCGCCTCGAAGCGCTCGGCTTCGAGGTTCTGAACCCGCGCGCGCCGACCCCCGAAGCCCTGGCCGATCTCGTCGAGGCCGAGGTTCGCGCCCGGCTCCCGGCTCTCTGATGCATCTTCAGCTTCAAGTCCGGCTCGACACCCACGGGCTCGCCGGCCTCTCGGCGCTGAAGGGGAAGGCGAAGACGGCCGCCGCGAAAGCTCTGACCTTCACGGCTCAAGACGCGCAAATGACCCTGAAGGGTCAGGTCCCCGGCGAGTTCCACCTTCGCAACTCGTGGGTGCCAAAGGGGATCAGGATCAAGCCCGCGTCTGCCGGGACCATGTCGGCCCGCGTCGGGTCGATCGACAAATACATGCAACGGCACGTCGTCGGTGCCGGCGAAGAGAAGGCGCCCGGCAAGGGCCTGTCGATCCATCGGCAGCGCGACTCGCGCGGGCGTCTCGCCTCGGGCGGCCTCATGATTATGCCTTACGGCGGGATCGGCGAGTATCCGACGCACACGGTCGTTCGCCGGAAGATGAAGCGGGTCGGCGGTCAGAAGCGGAAACCGTTTCAGATCGTGTCGAAGAGCGGCAACCAAGTCCTGATCGTGCGCCGGAAGACGGGCAAACGCTATCCGCTGCAAACCCTCTCGATCTTGCGGGGCGACGCGGTCGACATCAAAGAGTCGTTCGATATGTTCGGAACCGTGCGGGGCGTGGTCGCGGCTCGGTTCGGCGGGCACTTCGAGCGGGCGATCGGCAAGCTCTAGAATTGAGAAGGGCGCCCGTGGGCGCCCTTCTCACGTCTCCGGCGGCGGATGCTCCCTCCGCCCTCATTGCCCTCGAAGGGCTGCGATGATGACGTGCCACTCAGCCCGCGAGCAGTACGTGATGAAGGCGTCCCCCTCTGCCTGCGCTGCGTGCTCCTCAATCGCATCAGCGAGTCCGGCGCGATCCACCATCTCGATCTCTTCTTTCAGCTCGTCGGCATCCATGTTCGACTCCTTTCCCCTCTGCCCTAAAGCCCGGCCGCCTCGCGCATCCGCTCGAAGTAGCTGCGGGGCATCGTGATCGTCACGGGGGCATCGTCGGCCGCGTCGCCCTCGACCTCTGCGACCTTCAGGGCCTCGCGGACGGCTTTCTTCAGGTTCGTGCGGGGCTCGCCGCCGTCGAGATGCTTCGCCGTCGCGCGGGTCTTGCCCGCGGCCTTCGCCGTCTCGACGGCGCCTTCGAGGTCGGCAACCGCCTTCGCCGTGTCGCCCTCGGCCGCACGGACCGTCTTCAGGGCGAGGTCGGTCGACACGGTCCCATCGCGCACGAGAGCCTTGACCGGCTCGGGGGCCGCCTGGACTTCGAGAAGCTGAACGACGCGGGTCCGCGTGATGCCGGTCTTCTTCGCGATCTCACCTTCGTCCCATCCGAGATCCAAGAGCTTCTTGAAGACCTTCCCCTTCTCGAAGGGCGACAGGGGCTTGCCCGCGTTCCTGACGATCTGGCTCAGGACGTGGTCGGCCTCGCTCGAATAACGGGCCTCCGTCTGAACCGGGACCGACTTGATCTCGGCGCCGAGCACGTCGCGGGCATAGAGCGCGGCGGCGCGGCGGCGATGGCCGTTCGTGACGTAGGCGCGGCCGTCTTCCCAAATCGCCGTCATCGTCTCGCGCACGCCGACCTCGGCGATCGACTGCGCGAGGGCGAGGTCGTCTTCGTCGGCCGGGTTGAAGTCGTACTCGCGGGCATTCCAGCCCGCTCGAACGTGAAGGTCGTCCAGGGACAGGCGGAACGTGTCTGAACGGCCGACGGCGATACCCTGGATTCCGGTCTTCGTGCTCATGATCGTGTCTTTCGAGGTGCGGGGCGGGGTGAAGGGGCGCCCCGAAGGGCGCCAGGGGATCAGGCGTCGAGGTCCGCGATCAGCTCGCGAAGGCTGCTCAGGTGCGCGCGGGCCGCTTCGGCGCGCATCTGCGGCGTCGCTGTCTGCCGATGGCCGTTCATCACGACGGGGAAGGCGAAGTCGCCCTCGGACGGCGTGAAGGAGTCGGCTCTGTCGATCGCCACGGCAGCGGGCTTGCCGTCGAACATCTTCACCGCGAGGCCGTGCGGCCAAGCGAGGATCGTATCGAGCCCGGCGGGCGAAGCGATGCACTCTTCAAGACGGGCGATCCCGTCGGTCAGTGTCTTGCGGGCGCTGGCGCGGATCTCTTCGATCGAGCGGGCTTCGGTCATCGCTTCGTCTCCGTCTTAGGCCGGGCTCCCCGGGCCAGTGATAGAGACATGACCGATTAAATCGGCGCTGTCAACGGATATGACGGACCGCAACGGACGGTCTGAACACCGGCCTCGCGGAACATCGTCTCGGCCGCCTCGATCGACGCCGCCCAACGCTCGCGAAGTTCCTTCGCCGGCTCGGGCGCCACGACGCACGAGATCCCCGACTGGATGATGAGCCCGGCGCACGCGGCGCACGGGAAGAACGTCGAGAAGATCGTGTGACCGTGAAGCGGCTCCCTGGCCGTGACGATCGCGTTCGCCTCGGCATGAACCGTCATCAGGTAGCGGGTCGGCCGATCGGCCAGCCGAGCCGGGTCGTCGCCCACGCCCCGCGGGAATCCGTTGTATCCCTTCGAGGCGAGCGTTCCGTCGGGCCGGAAGATCGCGGCCCCGACGCGGGTCGACGGGTCCTTCGAACGGCGGGCGGCGTGAGCCGCCTCGCCGAAGGCCCACTCGTGAAACGTCGGGCGGGTCACTTCGCCTTCGGCCATTCCATCCCCCAAAGGTAGAGCGTCCACGCCTCGACGGTGTCCTCTGCGGGCCGGGGCTTGCCGGCGAAGGCCGACTCGGCGCGGCGAATGCCGTGCAGCACGGTCGTATGGTCTCGGCCGCCGAGCGCGCGGCCGATCTGCGGGAGCGAGCGGCCCGTGAACCTCTGCGCCACGAAACAAGCGATCTGTCGCGCCCTGGCGACCCGGTATTGCCGGGAGACGCCCTTCAGGTGGGCAACGGGGATGCCGGTCAGGTCCGCGACGCGAGCCACGATCGGAGCGGCGGGCGGAAGAACGTCGAGCCGGTTCGCGTGCCGCTTCGTGACCGGAGCAAGCCCGAGGTCGGTGCCCGTTTCGGCCTGGCGCTCGGGCACCGCCTCGACCGGGATCGCCGGCATCTTCAGCGGCGCGAGCTTCGGCCCCGCGACTGCAGGCGCGGTCGGCGCGGGCCGGCAACGCTCGATCGGCACGACAGGCGGCGGGAGGCGCCCCGCCTTGCGGCCATAGTCGAAGGACGGCCGAGCGGCGGCCATAGTATGAAAGCCGGTCATGATGCTCTCTTCATCAGAGCTTCGGCCGTGAGATCGTTCATCTCGCGGATCAAAGCTTCGTTGTACGCGGTCAGGGTGCCGACTTGGACGATCAGGGAGCGCATTGCCTCCCCCGCCGCGACGGCGAAGTCTTCGAGGGTCACGAGGCGATCGGCCGCCTCGCGCCCGACCCTCACGAGGTCGTCGAGCCTGACCCTCTCGGGCAGGCGGGTCGCCGAGGGAGCGCAGAGGGCGCGGATCTCGACGACAAGGGGCGTCACGGCGGCCACGGTCCTACCTCTTGCCGGGATCGTGGTAGCCGCCCCGACGAGCGATCACGGCCCAAAGCTCGCGCAAGATCAGGTGCAAGTCGCGAGGGCCTTCACCCGGCGCGATGGCGCCGAGGTAGTGGCATTCGCACCCCTGCCAGTAGTCTTGTCCGATGCACTGGCAGCAATCGAAGTCGGGCCAAGCCGCGCGGTAGATGAGCCGGTGAAGCCAACTCATGTAGAAGGGAAAGTCGCGCTCGATCCCGCTCACGAGTGCCCCCCGAGCACGGCGCGGCCGTAGGACGTGCAGCGCGGCCGGGCCGCGGTCCCGAGGTTGTAGAGGCTCACCCCGGCGCACCCGGCGCCGCCTCGGTTCAGAGCCTCGCGCAAGTAGCGCATCGCCCCGTCGAGGTTCTGAGCGCAGTCGAAGACGTTGCGCACGCCGAGGTCGCGGGCCGTGCGCGGCATCAGTTGCCCGAGGCCCGAGGCGCCCGAGCGGTTGCGGGCATGGCACCGATAGCCGGACTCGTGCCGGATGACGCCGTGCGCGATGCGCCGCGGGACGTGATGCTTCGCGGCGTAGCGGTCGACGAGGGCGTGAACGCCTTCGGTCCCGTCGGCGAGGGCCGGGGCGGCAAAAGCCGCCACGGCGAGCGCCAGGATCGCGACGCGGGTCACGACGCCAGTCCGTCGAGGGCGTCGTCGATCAGCTTGATCGTCTTCCCGACCGTCTCGGGGGTCGGCGTCCCGTGCGAGATCGAGTTGAGCAAGACCTTCGCCCGAGCGGCAGCGGTCGCGATCGGCGTGACGACCTTCAGAAGGTCGCGTTCACCCTGCTCGCGGGCGGCCTTCACGAGGGCGACGATCGCCGCCTCGCTCGCCGTGTAGAGGCCGGCATCGTCGACCCGGTGGAAGCCGTGTTGCTCGGCCGCCTCGATCATGAAGAACTCGGCTTCCGTGAAGCGCAGCTCGGGCTTGGGCTGCTCGGGCTCCGGGAACGACCGTTCTTGCGCGCACCCCTCCCGCTCGCAGTCCGGGGCGCCGCATTGGCCCTCACAGTCGACGGTCGTCGCGTTGCGGGCCTCGGCACGCTCACGGGCGCACCCCTGGCGGTTGCACTCTTCCGTGCAGCCCTCGCCGAAGCAGTCCGGCACCTTCGCCGGCTCGGGCGCGGGCTTGCGATCGAGACCGAAGATCCGGCGGAACACGTCGCGGGGGAGGTCGGCCGCGTCAATCTCGGCGAAGGATGCCCCGGCGGCGTGCTGGGCGGCGACCTTCTCGACGAGACGGGCCGGGAGATCGGCCGCGTCGATCGAGATGAAGCCGCGCGGGAGACCGTTGCCGACCGCGATCCCATCGTCGCGCCCGGCAGTCCACGAAGCGAACCGGCGCTTGACCTCGCCGTCCCACGCCTCGGCCAGGGGCACGCCCTCGGGCACGACCTCGCCGAGGATCGTCGCGATATCGTGGATCGAGCCGACGCCCGTCGAGGCGATCACGAAGGCCCGGTTCGCGGCGGCCTGGACGCGCGCCAAGGCCGTTTCGGCGCGGTCGCACCCGGAGGCCCAAGAATGGCCGGACCGGGCGAGCATGTCGACCCGCGCGAGGGCCGCGTCGCGATCGACGATCAGGCGATCGATCTGAGCGAAGAGTTTCGGGCGCTCGGCGGCGACGGCGTCGGCATAGGCCCCCATATCGCCGAGGGCTTCTCGAAGGCCGTCGATCGACTCCTTCTGATGATCGATCCGCTGATACAAGTCGGCGACGACCCGCATCAGGGGCGAAGGCGCAGTTTCGCCGTTCGCGGCGCACGAGGCGCCCCGCTTGGACTTCTTCGACATGGTAGATCCCTAGTTTAGGCCGCGAGGGCGGCGGGTTCCGCGACAGCTTCGCAAGTGATCGCGCGGCTCTTGTCTCGGCGGCGCTGATTTTCTTTGTGCGTCACCATCTCAAGGTGCGGCTCAGACACGCAAAGTCTGTTGCGGCACCGATGATCGATTTGCTTCCGGGGTGGCACGAGCCCGTTTTCGTTGACCCATGCCGTGATGTGGACGGCGACCGTTGCGCCGTCGAGGTTCATTCGGGGGTATCCGGCCCCCCGGCCCGTGTCCCCCGAGGTCGGCCCCGTCCACACGCGGCACGGCGTATCGAGGGGGCCGGGAACCTCGACGGTCCGGCTCAGGATCTTGTCGCGGATGCGGTCGCGGCGGGTCACGCGGCGGCCTTCCGGCGCTGGCACCCGTAGCGGGCGACGAACTCGCCGGGATGCTGCTCGGCGACGAGTTCCTGAACCTTCGCGGCGCAACCCGACGGGATCACGTCGACGACAAGCCTCACGCGATGCTCGCGACAGCCGGGGGAGGCCGTGAGGATCGAGGCGCAAGTGATGAAGACGAGGATCATGACGGGTCGGCCGTTGCTGAAGTTGCTTTCGAGATGAGCCCGAGGGCTCAGGACATTCCGAGGGCGCGCTTGTAAGTTTCGAGGATCGCTTCGGCTTCCTGGCGCTCGTCGCGATCTTGCATCCGCTGCTTCAGGATCTCGCGGACGGCCTTCGCGTCGTATCCCTCGCCCTTCAACTCGGCGAAGATCTCCTTCTCGCCGGACTTCAGGTCGGCGATCTCTTCGCGAACGCGCTCGATCCGTTCGATGAAGCTCTTCAGGCGGTCGGCGGCCACGCCCTCGGCGCTGCTCGCTTCGACGGGGGTCGGGATGGCGGTATCGGTCGTCATGGCTCGATCTCTCTCGTGAAGGCTGCGGGCTGGCTCAGGCGGCGATCGGCTCGACCCACGGCAGGGCGGCCAGGGCGGGGACCTCGTCGTCCGCGAGCGCCGTGATGCGCGGAGCGACGCCGACGGCGGGCCGGTATCCCTTGGTGAAGTGAAGGTCGGCGGCGCGCTCGACGAGATGGCAGCCGCCGGCCTCGAAAAACACGGCGACCGGGAAGAACTGGCGCTTCGCACGGCGCAGGGGACGAAGACCCGCCGAGATGCGCGCGCCCCGGATCAGCTTGCGAATGCTCGACCCCTTGCCGGGATGGATCTCGCGGCGGCCGATGTAGACGAGCGCGTCCGACATGGCGTTCGTGTTCTTCTTCGTCATGGCTCACTTCCTCTTGTCGTGGGGGTTGAAGTAATTCGCGCGCTCGTCGTCGCGGGGCTCTCGGCCTTGCGCGGTGCGGACCTCGGCTGCGATCAGCCGTTGAGCGGCGGGCCAGCGGAGCCCCCAAGGGGCGCCGATGATCTCGCGGGCCGTGTTGCGGCGGTCGGCCCGGTAGGTTTTGCGGGGGCGGGGCGAGGTCACGTTCAGACCTCGACGCCGAGATCGGCCAGGGCGTCGCGGACCTTCGCGGCCTCATTGTCGACGGCGACCTCGATCGCGCCGACGACGTAGGCGGAGATCTCGGGCCGAAGGTCGATCCGCTCGACCGTGATCTTTGCCTGAGTCCGCCCGTTCAGGACGACGCGGATCGTGTCGAGGTAATCGAGCCGGCTCTTCAGCTTCGCGACTTCTTCGAGGTTGGCGAGCTTGAAAGTCGGGGTCGGCTTCCGGGGCGGCACGCACGCGGCCCGAGCAGCCTCGCTCAGGGTGCAATGACGCTTGTAGTCAGGGCACCCGTCCGCCTCGGCCCGAGAGCTACAGCCCGGCTCATGAGGCATCAGGTCGATTTTGCAGAAATGGCACTGTCCCACGACGGCGCCCCCTCAGTAGGTCTTGCCGCCGTGCGCCTTGCGGGCGCCGGGCTGATGGTCGGGGCGGGTCACGTTGAAGGCCGACTTCTCGGCGATGGCCCCGCCGAGATCGAGGTTCAGCTTGCCGGCGAGGTCGCCGATCCGAAGGACGGCGTCGGCCAGTTCGACTTCGAGCATGGGGCGATGGGGGAGCTTGTCATCCATCAGCCCCTTGCGGTGGCCTTCCATCCCCTCGGCGATCTCGCTCACGATCAGCATGAGCTTCGAGGCGACGATGTACGGGAAGGCGCTCGTCTCGCTCAGGTCGATCCCCGTCTCGGGGTCGTTCCACCACCCGGCGGCCGAACTGCGCTCGTGAGCGTGCCGCATCAGCACGTTGCCGGCGGCGCGGACCGCGTTCAGGTCGCCGCCCGACGACAGGTCGGCCAGGGCGTCGGCGGCCGTCTCGTGAACGCACCGCTCGTCGACACCGAAGGCGTCTGCCGAGACTTCCATGATGTTCTGAAGAGCATCCACGAGAACGACGTTCTCGGCTTCGATCCGGTTGATCTCGCGCATGACTTCCCCGTTCCCGCACACGGCAGGTTGCAAGCTTCGGATTGTTCTGAAGGGCGGTGTCGCCCGGTCGGTTATTTGTCGTTCACCGCGCCGGGGTCGTGAAGGCTATTAAAGTCGCCGGTTATTCAGGCGGCCAGGGGGAGCGGGCCGACGACCTTCGGCACGAGATCGAGCAAGCCCTTCTTCGGGCGCAGAATGCCGATCGCGTTGAAGCCCGCTTCAGTGACGCGGAAGACCCGCATCCGGCCGTAATGCTCGGCGTGATCCTCCGCGAGCAGGCCGAGGCGTGTGAGGCGGGCGGCGATCGGGAAGGACCCGCGGGCCGAGTGAACGGCGACCCGGTTGCGGTAGGGATGGCGGCGCCAGTGAAGGCCGAGCCCGCCGCGGATCATGTCGAGGTCGGCGGCGGTCAGAACGTCGCCGTCGTGCCAGTGATCGACCTCGTCGGCGAGGATCTTCGCGTTCGGGCCGAGTGGGGGAACGGGGCCGTTCACGGCCAGGATCTTGACGCCCTTCACGACAGCACCGCCGGGATGATGTACGGCGCGGCCAGGAAGAGGCTCGCGACGATCAGGATGAGGAAGCCGACGAGACGGTCGGCCCCGGTGAAGACGGAGCCCGCGGCGAAGGCGGTCCCGAGGCCCGTGAGGGCGAAGAGCAGATCGGCGGCGACGATCACGCGCGGCCCCCGGTCAGGTGCGGGGCGAGCTTCCACACGATCGCGTTGTGGCCGCTGGCGTTGGGCCGGCGGGCGTCGGTCTTGAGGATCGCCCCGTCCGCGGCCAGTTCCGAGAACCGGGGGCGGGTCGAGAGCACGGACTCGCCGAGCATGTCGGCGACCTCGTCGGCGGTCATGTTGCCGGCGCGCCCGAGAGCTTCGAGCACGCGGACCCGGAGGATCTGAGCCCGGCTTGCGACCTTCGTCGCGGCGGCCTCGGAAGTGCCGCCCCGCTCTTTGAAGCCGGGCGCGACGGGGTATGCGCCGCCCGGCGAGGCCGGGAGCGGGGAAGGGCTGGCGTTCAAGATCGCCTCGCGGTTCGGGTTGCGGCGGGGTCATCCGCCATATCCGTTGTTCTATGGGATATGGGGGACGGCCGTCAACCCCCGTCTCCGTCGAATTGCTCAGGTGACATGACCGACACAGGCAGTCGTGTCGGCGCCGCTGATTCCCATTTCCGGGGGATAATATACGGGGGCGGCGTTGAGTTAGCTCAGAAAGCGCATTCCAGGGGTGAACACTAACGTTTGCGAGTCACCCCTCTCAGCCCCCGGAAATCCGGCCAGAAAGGCAAAGCGCAGTCTATTAAAGAGGTATATGGGGGAAACATATATAGGATATAACGGATGCCCCTTTACCGGGGGTCTCTCTTGTATAGGGTGCTCTATGGGCCACCGACTGAAACGAGGGATGGATCGATGCCAATGACGACGGAAATTCGGCGCCTTGGCGCCGGATGGGAGACGCTTCAGGCCAAGGTCGCGGCCTATGTGGCGGACATGCCGAAGGGCGGCGTCACGCTGGCGACCTTCGAGGCGGAATGTCTCGGCGCGGTCTTCCTGACCGATCGGCCCGCGGTCACGAAGGCGCTGCGGTCGAAGCGGCTCTTGTGCGTGACGAGGGTCGGACCGAAGCGATACGTCTTGCCGGTGGACGCGGAAGAGCAGCGCATCCAGGTCGCCGGATGCCCTCGGACCGATCAGTTCGTTCGGAGCGTCGCGGCCCTGATGATGCGTCTCGCCGAAGCCCTCGACGAAGCCGGGGACAAGGTCGACCGGGACGGACGCGCTCAGATCGCCGAGGCGGTTCGTCAGGTCGCCGTCGTGGCAAGGCGGCATATCGAGAAGGGCCTTCCCCTGGCGGATGCAAGGGCCGCTCTGTGGCGAGCCTTCAGGGCGGATGCGGTCAAGGCTCTCGCGTCGAGGGAGTCGGCCTTCGCTCGCGACTCGACCGTCATGACGATCGCCCCGCGCAAGGCGAAGCGGACGAACGCCCCGGCAAATCAGCCGCTGATCGAGCGGATCGCGCTGCTCGTCGAACGGGCGGGGACGCGCGGGATCTCGAAGACCACCCTGCGGAGCCTACTCCCTCGGCCCCGGCCTATCATCGCCGAGATCGAGGCCGTCATCGCGGAGCTTGACGGAATGGGCGTCGTGCGGACGGACTTCGGCAGGGCGTCGGACCGGGGACGGCCAGGGATGCGGATCTTCCATGCCTCGGCACCCATGGCGCACAAGGTGAACGGGCGCTTCCTCTTCAGCCCCGACTAAGGCTTGCCCCATAGTGAAAGGCCCGGCCTCATAGGTCGGGCTTTGTCGTGCGTATGTGGAGCGGCGATCAATTCAAGATCAAGATCACCGCGTCAGCACCATGCACCACATGATGACGGCCGTCCCGAAGGTGCCGATGCAGCACAGGTCAAAGCACTCGCGGGCGAGGAAGCGCAGCATGATAGAAGCCTTTCGATATGAAGTCTTCGCGCTGATCTGAGAAGACTTCTCTTCAGCGGATGAAGAGAGAATATCGAACGAGATCCGTTGACGCAACGGATTTGACGGACGGGCCTACCATTAAAGCTAGCAAAAAGTATACGGCACCCCCTCAATACGAGAGCGATGAAGAAGAGAACAATATTCTTTCATCGAAGACTTGACAATGCAACAATGCAACACTTGAACATGGCTGTTGCATTATTGTAATGTGACATTTATGTTCTGAGACCGTGACATTTTAGCAACGGGTCCCTCCGGAGGGGGCGGGGTGCGGGTAACGCGCGAGCGCCGGACTTCGCTAGGCACAAAAAATTTGAGCCTGATTTATGACTCGGGGCCGAGTGTTAAATCGCTCTTGAGGCGCCCCGGATCGAAAGCAACTTCGGGGCTTCCCGTCAGGGGCGACTAAAACAGCCCCGACACGCGCCCCGCCGCCGAGCATCTTCTTCCCCGCAACGCCGAGGGGAACGACGAATGCTCGTGATCGGGATCGCCGGAAGGGCCGGCTCAGGCAAATCGCTGATCGCCGAGCATTTGATCGGCCGCCACGGCTTCGAGCGCCGCAAGTTCGCGACCGCGCTCAAGCAAATGACCCGCACCTTCCTGCGATATGCGGGCGTCGTCGAGCCTCTGATCGAGCGCATGATCGAAGGCGACCTGAAGGATCGCCCGACGGCCTTTCTCAACGGCCGCTCGCCCCGCGACGCGATGATCGCACTCGGCCACGATTGGGGCCGCGAGCGGATGGACCGGAATCTCTGGGTCGACGCCGAGTTCCGCGCGATCGGCCGGGACCGTCCCGCCGCGATCGTCTTCGACGACGTGCGATATCCGAACGAGGTCGACACGATCTATCGCCTCGGCGGCGTCCTGTGGCGCGTCGAGCGGCCCGGCCAGTCGCTGGCCTCGGGCTACGCCTCGCACGAGAGCGAGTCTCTCGACGTGGTCCCGAACCTCAAGCTCGTGAACGACTCCTCGCCGGGGATGCTCCGCGTGGAAGTCGACATGGCCGTCGCCGCCCTGAAGCGGGCCGCCGAGATCCGCGCCGCGAGGGCCGCGTGATGGTCGGCCTCGCTTCCCTGGTCCTCGCCGTCGGCGGCGTCTTCGTCGGCGCCCTTTCCGGGGTCGCCGCTGGCGAAGACCGCGAAGGCTACGTCCGCGGCTTCATGGCGGTCGGGATGACTCTCGCTGCGCTCGCGGTCGCGCTCGCGAGGTTCGCGTGATGGCCTTCGATATCGAGAAATTCGCCCACGCGATCCTCGTCTTCATCGCGGTCGTCACGCTCGCCGCCCTCGGCTTCGTCGGCCTCTGCGCCCTGTCGCTTCTTCAGATGATGGGGCTCGTGCCGTGAACCTCGCCGCCGCCTTCCTGATCGGCCTCGCCGTCATGAGCCGCCCTGCCCGGCTCGAAACCGCGGGCCTGCTCGTGATGCTCTCTCGCCCCTCGACGGAGTCCTGATCGTGGTCCGCAAGATCCTGCTCGCCCTAGCGGCGCTCGTGCTGTGGCGGAAGTCATGAGCGAGCCCGTGATCGTGATCGACGAAGCCTCGATCGACGCCGCCCCGGTGAAGCCGCCGCTCGGCGGCAGTGAGGGCCCCTGCCCCTGCGGGCGCAACCCCGGCCGGTTCGCAAACGCGACCTTCGTCGTGAAGCCGGACGGGCGGCCCGTCCTGCTCGTCGCAGGGCGCGCCCTGCTCGCCGGCAAGACCGAGATCGTCGATCAGGACGAGACTCGGGCCGCGCGGGTCGTCGTCGAGATCCCGTTGACGATGGTCGACGTGATCTCGTGGGCCGAACTCGTCGAGCGACGGGAGGGGCGGTCGTGATCCGTACCCTGAAGGCCGTCGCGCTTTTCGTCGTCCTGGCCGCCGTCGCCGTACCGCTCTTCGCGGCCGTGGCCGTGGCTGTGGCGCTCTTCGCCGCCCTCGAAGTGGCGACCGCGTCATGAGCCGGTCGGGATTCGTGCTCGGCAAGCTCGTCGTCGGGACCATGAACCTCCCGGTCGACGCGCCGCGCGGCCTCGCGGTCCCCGTACGGACCTGGGCAAACGGCCTCATGCATCGCGGCCTCGCCTTCAGCCTGAAGCCCTGGCGCCACGGGAGCCGGCGCCGGTTCGCCGCGCCCCGCCCCGCCGTCGTGATCGCGTGGCGGCTCTGATGAAGAGCTTCGCGATCCTCGCCCTGATGTTCCTCGCCCTGCTCTTCTCGGCGTGCGGCGTCGACATGGCGGCGCTCGGCCTGCTCGGGGCCGCGCTGCTCGCCGCATCCCTGGACCTCCGCTGATGCCCCGGTTCGTCCTGGCCGCTGCGCTGGCGCTGTACGCCCTCACGGCATGGGCCGGGGGATTGCCGATCCTGTGGGCCGTCTTCGCCCTGGCGGCCGTTTTCGCGGCCCTGGCGGGGGCTTGAGCCGTGGGGAAGATGCTCAACCGCGCCGAGGTCGCCGAAACGTTCGGCTACAGCCTGCCGACCGTCGACTCGTGGATCAAAGACGGCCTGCCGTCGCGCCAGCAAGGCGCCAAGGGCGTCCCCTGGCAATTCGACTCGGCCGAAGTTCACGCATGGCTCGTGAAGAAGGCCCGCGCGACCCGGCGCACCCGTGGCAACGCCTTCGGCGACGAGCGCGAGGGCGGCGAGGGCGAGACGCCCGAGGGATGGGTCGGCCTCGACGAGGCGAAGCGCCGGAAAGAGGTCGCCAACGCGAAGAGCGCCGAGCTTGACCTTGCGAAGAGCCTCGGGGCGGTCGCGCCGCTCGACATGATCGCGAAGACCCTGAGCGACGAGGTCGCGAAGGCTCGGGCGAAGCTCTTGTCGATCCCGACCCGGTTCAGGCCGACCGCTCAGCTTCACGCGGCCAGCGCCGAGAAGGCGAAGAAGCTCGTCGCGGCCGTCGACGAACTGATTCACGCCGCCCTGACCGAGATCAAGATCGCCGGGGGCGGGGAATGACCGCCCTGTTTTCCGACGAACAACTCGTCGCGGCCGTCCGCCTCTATGGGCAATCGCCGACGTACGTCGTCGCGAACATCCTCAGTCGCGAGACCAAGGGGCCGGTCTCGACCGCCCAAGCCCTGCGCCGGCTGAAGACGGCCGAGAAGAAGGGGCTCGTCGTGCGCGTGCGGCCCCGGCCGCGGCTGCAAATCACCTGGGCGCTTCCGGGGGACGCGCCGTGATCGTCTGGACGAACCCCGGCGGGCACTTCGCGAGCGCCTACGTCGGCGACTGCAGGGTCGCCAGCGTCCGCACCGAGCCGGATCGCGCCGTCGTCGTGTTCTACCTCGGCGAGTTCGGCTCGGCCCGCTGGAATACGGGCGCCGAGGCGCGCGCGCACGTCGAGCGGTACGTGACCGCCTGGATTGAGGCGGCCCGGCTTGCCCCCTTCGAGCGAGGGGCCGTCGGTTGAACGCCCAATACGACCCTTCGACCTTCGAGATCCTTCAGGACTTCGGCCCCGAGCACGAAGAGCGCCTTCGCGAGCGTCTTCGAGAGATCATCGGCCAGTCTTTCGGGCCGCCGCCGAAATTTACCGTCTCGGAATGGGCCGACGACCGCCGCGAACTGTCGTCGGAAGCGTCTTCTGAGCCCGGAAAGTGGTCAACCGCCCGCGTCGAGCCGTCTCGCGGGGTCATGGACGCATGTTCAGACCCCGAGATCGAGCAAGTCACGGCCATGATCTCGGCTCAGAGCTTCAAATCCGAAGTAATTCTGAATTTGGCCGGGTATCACGTCGATCTCGACCCTTGCCCGATGCTGATTTTGCAGCCGACGCTTCAAATGGCCGAGGCGTTCTCGAAAGATCGTCTCTCGACGATGATCCGGGACACGCCGGTCATCGCGGCGAAGCTCGGAACGTCTTCGCGGGACTCCGAAGACACTATTCTTCATAAAAAGTACCCTGGCGGTCACATCACGCTCGCGGGTGCGAACTCGCCGGCCTCCCTGGCGTCGCGTCCTATCCGAATCCTGCTCGCCGACGAGGTCGACAGGTATGAGGCGAGCGCCGGCAAAGAAGGCGACCCGGTTTCGCTCGCAATCGAGCGGACCACGACCTTTTGGAACCGCAAAATCATCCTCGTATCGACCCCGACGATCAAGGGGATCTCACGGATCGAGGCGGCTTATCTTGAGTCGGATCAGAGACGTTACTTCGTCCCCTGCCCGAAGTGCGATCACGAGCAGCACTTAGAGTGGAAACAGGTTCGGTGGGAGGGGAACGACACCGAGACGGCCCGCTATCACTGCAACGCGGTCGACGGCGAGACGGGCGAGGTCTGCGATTACGGATGGTCCGAGGCCGAGCGGCTTGAGGCGATCAGCCGGGGACGATGGATCGCGACCCGGCCCGAGATCAAGGGCCATGCCGGATTCCACCTGAACCGCATCGCCTCGCCCTGGCAGCCGCTTTCCGTGATGGCGCGCGACTTCGTTCTCGCGAAGCCGCACCCCGAGCGGCTGAAGACGTGGGTCAATACCCGGCTCGCCGAGACGTGGGAAGAGAAGGGCGAGCGGGCCGACGGCGCCGCCCTGATTAACCGCCGCGAGAACTACGGAACCGACCCGGTCCCCACGGGCGTCGGCTCGATTACCTGCGGCGTCGATATCCAGGATGATCGCTTCGAGATCGAATGGATCGGCTGGGGCGCCGACGACGAGTCATGGTCGCTAGACTACGCAGTTCGCTACGGAGATCCGAACAGTCCTTCGTTTTGGGAACAACTCGATCACGCCCTGTTGAGAAGTTTTCCGCACCCTTCGGGGATCATCATGCGCGTCGAGGCCGCATGTATCGACTCGGGCGGTCACTTCACGCAACAGGTCTATGACTTCGTTCGGCCTCGATTTGGCCGGAAGGTGTATGCGATCAAGGGTATTGGCGGCCCTGGCCGTCAGATCTGGCCGTCGAAGGGGACGAAGAACGCGGCCAAGAAGATCACGATCTTCGTGCTCGGCGTCGATCAAGCGAAGGATCTGCACTACAAGCGACTTGCCGTGGCCGAGCCGGGGCCGGGGTACTGCCATTTTCCCGACGCCGAGTCACACCAGAAACCGTATTTCGACGGATTGACCGCCGAAAAGGCGATCGTGAAGGTCGATCGGCGAGGCTTTGCGACGAAAGAGTGGATCAAAGACCGTGTGCGGAACGAACCCCTCGACTGCCGCGTGTATGGGATCGCGGCGCGGCTCAGCCTCGGAATCGACATGAGTCGTCGCCTCGCCGCGCTCCGTCAGGCGGCGGCGCTCAATCACAACACCGCCCCCCGGCCTGCCCGGTTGGCGGATGATCCGAGAAGGGAGGCCGATGACCGTCCGACGCCCGCTCCGAGGCGTCGCATTCGGAGCCGAGGCGTTCAGTTGTGAACATGACCGATAAAATCGGTTATGTTCAGTGGCGCTTTCAGTCGGTATCCGCTATGTCTCGGATTCCGGTTTTAATCCGAGGCCCGGCGGGGGGCGCTCGCGCGTGGAAGGACGGCGGCTGATGCAAGGTGCGGACGTGATCGAGGCCCGAGCGCGGCTCGGGGAGCTTTGGGGGGTCGGGCGCCCCCTGATGCGGACGGAACTCGCCCGAGCGTTGGGCCTGTCCCCGACGAACGGGAACGACCACGTCTTGAACATGGAAAACGAGAAGACGCGAGTTTCGGGGCCGATCGCGATCCTGATCGGGCTTTATTTGGCCGGCACGTCCCCGCCCGATCATCTAGAGATCTTCCGCGAGCGCGCCCGGCGTCGCGCAAACACCGAGACGGGCGAGGCTCCTGTGACCACGCCCCGTCGTCGCCGGAAGACCCCCGACTGAAGCGTTAACGAGCAGTACCAAGCAGTACCAAGCAGTACCAAGCAGTACCTAACAGCGCCAAACAGTACCAAACAGCGCTACTGGATCGGGCCCGACGGGCGGGGGTGCGTTCGGTAGCCTCTTCGCATGTCGAAGAGCGTCGAAGAGCAGCTTGAGGGGGTCCGCGATGCGCTCGACGCTGTCGAGACGCGCGGGCAGCGCCTCGAAACTAAGGACCGCGTGATTTGGCGCGCGGATCACGCTGCTCTCTCGAAGCGGGAAGCGGATCTTGAGCGCCGGCTTCGGCGCCAGAAGGCCGGGGGCGTCCGCGTCATGCGGATCGTGCCGCTCGGATGAAGCCCGTCGCCCCCTCGCTCTTCGATCGAGCAATCACGGCCCTCGCACCCGGCTACGGCGTGCGCCGTTACAATGCCCGCGTTGCGCTGCACGCCGCCGGCCAGTACGCGGGCGCTCGCTCGACCCGGAACGCCCTGAAGGCGTGGTTCACACGAGCCGGATCGGCCGACGCCGATACCCTCGGCGACCTCGAAACCCTGCGGTCCCGCTCGCGCGACCTTCTGCGGAATAACCCGATCGCCACGGGCGCGCGCGCGACCTCGCGTTCGAACGTCGTCGGCACCGGCCTGCACGTCCGCGCTCAAATCGACCGCGAACTTCTCGGCATGACCGAGAAGCAAGCCGAGGCTTGGGAGCAGAAGGCCGAGAAGATCTTCCACCGCTGGGCCGTGTCGAAGGCGGCCGATATCACGCGGCATCAGAACTTCTACGAGCTTCAGGCACTCGTCTTCTCGACGGTCTTCGAGAGTGGCGACTGCCTCGTCTTGCGCCGGAAGGCGAAGGTCCGCTCGATCCTGGCGCTCGCCCTCGCGATCATCGAAGCGGACCGGATCGTCACGCCGACCGTCGAGTCTGTCGATCCCGATATTCGGCAGGGCGTGCGGATCGACGCCGACGGCGCGCCCGTGAGCTACTTCGTCGCCAACGATCACCCCGGCGACGACGTGATCTCGTCGATCGGCGATTACGTCGAGATCCCGGCTCTCGGCGCGCAGTCGGGCGAGGTCATGGCCTTGCACGTCTTCGAGCGCCTCCGGCCCGGCCTGACGCGCGGCGTGCCGTTCCTGGCGCCCGTGATCGAGACCCTGAAGCAACTCGATCGGTTCACCGAAGCCGAACTGATGAAGGCGGTCGTCTCGTCGTTCTTCACGGTCTTCATGAAGACCTCGGACGACTCGGGCCTCCCGGTAGCGAACACGCCCGTCCCCGGAATGGCGGCGAACGACGTGACGCTCGGGTCCGGCAGCGTCGTCGAGATGGGGACCGACGAGGGGATCGAGGTCGCGCAGTCGAGCGTCAACACGGCGTTTGACCCGTTCTTCCTGGCGGTCGTGCGTCAGATCGGCGTCGCCCTGTCGATCCCCTATGAACTGCTCGTGATGCACTTCACGGCGTCTTATTCGGCGTCGCGCGCTGCTCTTGAGATGGCGGCGCAGTTCTTCAAAGAGCGGCGCGAGTGGCTGATTAACGCCTTCTGTCAGCCGGTTTACGAGTGGGTCATCGTCGACGCGATTAACGCGGGCCTGCTCCCGGCCCCCGGCTTCGACGATCCGCTTCGCCGCTCGGCGTACCTCGGCGCCATGTGGATTCCGCCGTCGAAGCTCGTGCTCGACCCCAAGAAGGAATGGGAAGCCGAGAAGATCGCCGTCGACATGGGCGGCAAGACGTTGGAGCAAGTCGTTACCGAGAAGACCGGCGGCGACTGGAAGAAGACGACCGAACAACGTGGCCGTGAGCACGCTCTTCGGGTCAAGCTGAAGCTTGAGCCCGAAGTGATCGACCCGATCAAGCTCGCCGAAGCAACTTCCGACAGGCCCGAGCCGGGCGACGCTTCCGGCGATGACAAGGGCGGGGACGATCAATGACCGTGCGCGTACTCGACGCCGTCCATTCGGCCGCGTGGGCGATGGACGAAGAGCCCTTGGCGAAGCTGATCGAGATCGCCTCGCGCGAGCATCAGCCGACCCCGCAGGCCCTCGAAGCCTACCGGGCTCAGTCCCTGGCGAAGGCCGAGCGGGCGACGCACCGCGACGGCGTGGCGATCGTGTCCGTCGAGGGGCCGCTCTTCAAGCGCGCGAACCTGATGACGGAGTTCAGCGGCGCGACCTCGTATGACGTGCTGCGCCGGGACGTTCAGGCCGCGGTCGACAATCCGGCGATGCGGGCGATCCTGCTCAACATCGACTCCCCCGGAGGCGAGGCGGCGGGCGTGGCCGAGCTTGCTGCGGCCCTACGCGGCCTGAGCGGGACGAAGCCGATCGTCGCCTACGTCGGCGACGTTGGCGCCTCGGCGGCCTATTGGCTTGCCACGGCCGCGGACAAGATCGTTATCGGCTCGACGGCCGCCCTCGGTTCGATCGGCGTGCGCGTGGCCTACTCGGATACGTCGGCCCGCGACGAGCGGTCGGGCGTGCGCCGCTATGACTTCGTGTCGAGCCAGTCGCCCTTCAAGAAGACCGACCTCGCGACCGACGAGGGCCGCGCCCGCGTTCAGACGCGCGTCGACTCCCTCGCTCAGGTCTTCGTCGAGGCCGTCGCCGAGAACCGGGGCGTCACCGCCGACACCGTGCTCGGCGCCTTCGGCAAGGGCGACGTTCTGATCGGCCGCGACGCCGTCGCCGCCGGTATGGCCGACGAGATCGGCACCTTCGAAGGAACCCTCGCCGCGCTCGCGGCGGGCGACCCCCGGTTCGCCGCTGGCGGCCGAGTATCCGCGGCGCGTGCCGCTCACACTGAGGAATCCACCATGACCGACGAAGAGTTTCAGGCTCGGCTCGACGCGGCCCTGACCGCCGAGCGCGAGAGCGCGGCCGCCGCTCAGGCTGCCGCCGTCGCCGCCGCCCTGGCCGAGGCTGGCGCCAGCGCCAGCGCCGCGAACGAGGCGGCCGTGACCGCCGAGCGCGCTCGGATCGACGGCATCCACGAGAACACCATCGCCGGCTACGAGGCCGAGCGCGATGAGGCGATTCGATCGGGCTCCACGCCGGACGCCTTCGCTGCTCTGATTGTGAAGGCCGAGAAGGCGAAGGGCGCCACGCGCGCGAAGGCGATCGAGACGGACGCCGAGGCGAATGCTTCGGTCACGTCGACCGCGCCGACGACCGCGACCGGCGACGACGCCGCCGTCAAGGCGATCATGAGCGCGCGGGCTGCGGCCCTCGGCGTGAAGTAACGAGGGCAGAACGTGGCGCACTTCAACGGTAACGAGGGGACCTTCGTCCCCGACTCCCTGGTACTCGGCGCGTGGGAGGCCCGCAAGATCACGATCAAGGCGGGTTCGGGCAAGCTGAAGCGCGGCCACGTTCTCGGCCAGATCGACGAGGCCGGCGCCCACAAGGGCAAGTTCGTCGTTTCCGCCGCCGCCGCGACCGACGGCTCGGAAGAGCCCGATCGCATCCTGTCGGCCGACGTGGATGCGTCGGGCGCCTCGGACGTGGAGGCGGTCGCCTTCATCGCCGGCACCTTCGACCAGTCGAAGCTGACCCTCGGCGCCGGACACACCCTGGCGTCGATCGAGAAGCCGTTCCGTCTGCGGAACATCACCCTCGAAAACCCGCTCGGCTAACGCCGGCCAGCAACCGCAAGAGCAGCGAAAGAAAGTCCGAGCGATGGATCTGTTTTCCACTACCGCACTGAACCGAGTCGTCGAAGAGACGCCGGTCGTGCGGACCGCGTTCTTCCTGAACTCCTACTTCACCGAGTTCGAGACTTCCGAGACGGAAGATATTAAGTTCGACAAGCGCCCGAAGGGCCGTCGGCTGATCACTCCGCTCGTGTCGCCGCTCGTGCGCGGCCGGATCATCCGTGAGCAGGGCTTCAAGTCCGCGTCCGTGTCCCCGGCCTACCTGAAGGACAAGCGCGTCTTCGAGCCGAGCCGCTACTTCAAGCGAACCGTCGGCGAGAAGATCGGCGGCAGCCTGTCCCCCGAACAGCGGCTTGCCGCGTCCGTCGGCTTCGCCGTCGACGAGCAGCTTCAGATGTGGGTCGGCCGACTGGAGCAGATGGCGGCCGAGACGATCCGAACCGGCAAGATCATCCTCGAGTCCGCGGACTACGAGAAGAACGAGGTCGACTTCGACCGGGACCCGAGCCACACGATCATCCTGACCGGCGCCGACAAGTGGGATGCTGACGGCGACTTCCTCGGTGATATCGAGGAGTGGGGTCAGATGATCTTCGACGCCTCGGGCGCCAGCGCGAATGACGTGATGATGGCTTCCGACGTGTGGAAGACCATTCGCGCCCGCATCATGGCCGACGACGCCTTCGGCAAGGCGGCCCGCGTGCAGCTCGACATGACCGTCGCCAGCCTGACTCAGGCCCGCGCCGAGTTCGGCCCGACGATCATCAAGGAGGGCGTGCGCCTCGTCGCGATCTTCGGCGACTATCGCCTGTGGGTGCATTCGGACAAGTTCGAAGATCCCGAGACCGGCGAGGAAGTCGATCTTCTTCCGGCGGGCGAGGTCGTCATGGCGGCCCGCGGCGCGGTCGAGGGCGTGCGGCACTTCGGGGCGATCAAGGATCTGAAGGCCGGGCTCCGTCCGATCCCGTTCTTCGTGAAGTCGTGGGAGACCGACGACGACGTTTCGGTTCGGTACATCCTCGGCCAGTCCGCGCCGCTGCTCGTGCCGTACCGCCCGAACGCCACGCTCGGCGCGAAGGTCAAGTAATCATGGCGAGCGTGAGAGCGCTCGTCAGGATGAAGCGGGCGGGTGTCTATCACCCGCCCGGCACGGTCTTTCACGACTTCGACCTCGACGAGGCCGAGAGCCTGGGGAGCAAGCGCGTCGCGATCCTCGATCACGGCGACGCCCCGGCCTCGGCCCCTGAGATCGCCGACCCGATCCCGACGGGGAGTGCGTCCGACGAGGGCGTGACGGTCGACGACGTGCCGCCGGGGGCTGATCCCGCTCAGGCTCCCGGCGGTGCCAACGGTCGAGTTGCTGAGATCATGCACGCCTTCGACCTGCTCGACGAAGGGGATTGGGCCGCGACCGGCAGGCCGAAGCTCAGGCCCCTTGCTGACGTGCTCGGCTACAAACCCACGGCCGAAGAGATCACGGCCGCCCTGGACCTCCGGGACGCACTGTAATGGCATCCGAGAGCGCCGCCGACCGACGCGCCTTTGTCGTCGAGTTCGGCGTCGAGGTTCATGTGACTCCCAAGGGCGGCGAGCGTCGCTCGATCCTAGCGATCTATGACGACGCTCACGCCACCTTCGACCCGAACCGATGGCCGGGCTCGGAATACCAGATGCAGTCGGGCGCGAAGTTCTCGTCGAGCGGCCCGCAGATCGAGGCGCCGACCGTCGACCTCAAGGGCATGAGGCGGGGCGCCCGCGTCGAGGTCCCCGAGAGCGATATCACCCCCGGCGGCGACTTCACGGTTCAGGACGTGAGGCACGACGGGACCGGCTTCACCGTCCTTATTCTGATCGAGCGAGAGCCGTGACGCACCCTCGGAAGCAACTTCGTCACGCGATCCGCGACAGGCTTGCGACCGCGATCGAGGGCGCCTTCCCGACTGTGGCGGAAGACCGGGTCTTCGCCTCGCGTATCGCGCCGATCACGGACGACGATTATCCGGCAATCCTGATCTACACGCGCGAAGAGAAGGACTATTCGGAGCCGGTCGACGACTCCCTGTCCTGGCGCAAAGCGACGATGACCGTCGTCGTCGAGGGGATGCTTCGGGCCGGCGAGAGCGTCGACGACAAGCTCGACGACCTCGCCGAGCAGATCGAGACGGCCTTCGACGGCTGGACGATCCCCGGCTTCGAGGCCGCGAACATGGTCCTTCAAGAGACCGATATCGACGTTGTGACCGAGCACGTTCGCAAGCCGATCGGTGCGATCGGGCTGACCTATGCCGTTACCTATCGGGCGAAGAAGCTCACCGAGCCTGTTGATCGCATCCCCGACGAGGTCGACGCGATCCTGTCGGGCTACGAGCCCGTTGCCGTCATCCGCCCTGGCCGCGTCTATCCGGTTGGGAACGGGCAATGAAGTTCTCCCGCGATCCGTTGCGCACGGGCGGCGTCGGCGATCCCGAGACGACGGATCTCGATCGCCGCGCTCAGGATATCGTCAAGTTCGGCGTTATCGAAGAAGTCGATCTCAAGCGCGAGATCCCGGCTTATCGCGTGCTGATCGGAGACAAGAACGACGAAGACAATCACATTATCACCGACTGGATCTCGGTTCCTGTCGATCGTGCGAAGGGGTCGAAGCGCGCGCACTTCCTCGAAGCCGGCGCGAAAGTCGCGCTGCTCTCGGAAGGCGGCGACCTCGCGACCTCGCGGATCATGCCCGCCGACGTGCTGACGAAGGATAACAAGCCTTCGACCCGGAAGCCCGACGAGTGGAAGCAACGTTTCGCGAACGGCGCCGTCGTTGGCTACGATCCCGAGACGGGGGAATTGACCCTCGACGCGACGGAGGCGACCGGCAAGATCACCATGCGCGGCAAGGGCGCAGTCGCGCGCGTGTCAAACGGGAAGATCACGCTTCAGACCGGGGCAAAGGCCGACAAGACCGGCCCGAGCAACAAGGGTAAGAAGGACGACGAGAAGCCGACGGAGCAGCCCGACGCCGACACGAAGTTCGATCTCAACAAACAGTTGAAGGGACTTCACGCTCGGGTCGAGCAACTTGAGCATACGGCGTCAGCGCAGCATTTCGCGACTTCATTGCTGCACAATCTCTTGATCCCAACGAACCCGCAAATTCTGTCGCTGCTCTCGATCTTCAACGCGACGCCCGGCAGTATGGAGCAAATGATTCAGCGCGTGACCGGGCTTCTTCCCGGCTATGCGCAATCGCTTCTGAAGCTCGCCCTCGGGAAGTTCGATATCCCGACGCTCGACTCGATCTCCGGGGGCTTCGAGGCGATGATTCAGGGGCAGATCGAAGGGCTCGTCTCTCAGGTCGCCGCGCAAGCCCTCGAAGCGGCCGGGATCGAGCGCCAGATCGGCACCCTGACCGCGAGCCTCGCCGGCCTCGAAGGGGCGGCGGCTGACGCCGTCATGGGCCAGATCGAGGGCTTGCGCGCGAACCCGGTCTTCGCTGCGCTCGGGCAGGCGAAGGCCCTGCTCTCGTCGCTGCAGTCGGCTGCCCCGTCGGCTCCCGACTTCATGGACAGCCAAAAGAACATCGTCAAAGGCATGATCGAGTCGGTCAGGTTCGGCGGCGCCGGAAAGCAAGATTGAGGGCCTATCGTGGCGACTTACGACAAGCGGACCGGCAGGATCATCACGGGCGTAGCCGAGTTATTCCAGTCGATCGAGACGTTCGTGACGACGCCGAAGCGTTCTCGCGTCATGCGGCGGCATCTCGGCACGGAACGGACCGACGTGGTCGATCGCTCGATCAGCCCCGTGACTCTGATCGACTTCTATGCGCGCATCACTGAGGCGGTCCAAGATGAGCCGCGGTTCAAGCTCGCTCGGATGAAGCTTTCCGAGGACTCCGACATTCCGAACGGCCATGCCGTCTTTGACGTGACCGGGATCTTTTATCCGCGCGGACACCTGGGGGACTTCTCGGGCGGGGTCGACGTGACCCGGCAGATCTCGGGCTTGCTGGCGACCTAAACCGACTCGAACGCCCCCAGCCCGCCGGTAGACTGGCGCGGGCATGGTGCCGGCCTGGCACTTGGCGGGATCGCGCGTCGATGACGAACTACACAGCCGAAACGCTCGACTTCTCGCGGCTCGACGCGCCGACCCTTGTCCCGATCGATTACGAAGATCGTCTGTCGACCCTGATCGGCAAGTTCGTCGAATTTTGGAATGCGTTCCGTCTTCTCGATCCGACGCTTCCGGCCTTCGATACGACGAGCATCGAGTCAGATCCCGCCGTGATCTTGAGTCAGGTCTATGCGTTCGGCGATATGCTTCTTCGGCAAGAGATCAATGACGCGGCGAACTCCCTTCGTCTCCCCTTCGCCGTGGGCGCCGACCTGGACCTTCTCGCCGGGACCTTCCACCGAACTCAGCGCCGGATTCTCGTGCCGGCGAACTCGGTAACGGGTGCGCCCGCGATCTATGAGAGCAACGAGGAATATCGAGCCAGGGCACAGCTTGCGCCCGAAGCCCTGGCCGACATGGGCCTTACGCCCGGCGGCTACGTCTTCAAGGTTCGGACCCAATTCGCCGACCGGATCTCGCATGTCTTCCCGATCAATCGGGGCGCGGGCCGGGTCGAGCTTCGAGTTCTCGGTCGAGAAGGGGACGGCGAAGTTTCTCCGGCCCTGCTCGCCGAGATCATCGCGGCCTTTCAGATCGAGGAAGGTTCGCAGTCGACCGACGTTCTGACCGTGCTCCCTGCGGAGATCGAGCGGATCACGCCGAGCGTCACGCTCTTCGTCCCCCGCGGGCCGGATCGAGCCCGCGTCGAGGAAGCGGCGGCGACCGGGATCTCGGCGCTCGGCGCGTCGCTTCGTCGGATCAATGCGCCCGTGTTCCGCGAGGCTATCGCCGCGGCTGCTCACGTCGGCCCCGTTGTGACTGTCCGAGTGAACTCCCCGTCCTTGGACGTGGCGCCGCGCCCCGAGGTCGTGCCGATCTTCGGCGCGCCGATCGTCGACTCTCAGGTTCTCTAAGCCATGGAACCGAACCCCTTGCTCCCGGCGAACGCGGGGGAGTTTGAGCAGGCTCACGCCCTCGTCGCGGCATGGCGCCTCCCTGACGTGTTCGCGCTCGTGAAGGTGCTTCGCACGCTGTGGGACCCGCTGACCTGTCCGGCGAGCGAGTTGCCCATTCTGGCTTGGGCTTGGTCGGTCGACTACTGGCGCCCTGAGTGGACCGAGGCCCGCAAGCGCCGCGTCATCGCCGAAGCTCGTCTGTATCATAGCAGGAAGACGACCGTTGCCGGCGCTCGCATGGCGCTCGGCTACCGCGACGCGCAGCTCGTACGGGCCTACACGCCACGCCAGGGCGTCTTTGCCGATCCGCCCGTGAGCGAGGCCGAAAACAAAGCTTGGATCGCCGGCCTCCCCGAGATCCGGGTCTATGACCCGGCGCCCGCTATCCTCGCTCGGCGTCCCGGCGGCTTCATCGGCGTGAGTTGCTTCGTCCGAGGCGATGCGCGGCTCGCGCGGCGCGCCGTGCTGTTGCGCGATGGCGTTGAGACGCCGCTCCGCGTGATCCCGCTCGCCGACCCGAAAGTTCTAGGCGATCGTCTCGTCTTCCCGATCGCGCGACAGAAGGTCATGATCGTTGGGCGCGCGGGCAACGCCTTTGCCGCCTCGGCCATTCCTGGCGTTCAGACGGCCGCCGTGCGCCTCGGCTCCGGCTCGGACTACTACCGCAACGCCGTAACCCCCGGCGATCAGGCGGCCTTCGTTCAATCTCGGCGCCGCCAGATTCCCGAGGCGAAGACCGTCTTCACGCCCGTCGCCAAGGGCGGGCGGATGATCGTCGCTCCCGTCGCGATTGCGCGCGGCTACGTCTCCCTGCTCTTCAGCGATCAGGCCGGGCGCCTCGCGTCGCGGGCGCCCCTGAACGTCCTAGGGAAGTCCCGTGTCATGCGGGCGCCCTATACGGCGAACTACCTCGTCGACTGGTCGCGCCAAGTTCCCCGGTCGCGCCTCCCGCCGGGCCGCCGCGTCGCAGCCTCGTCGGAGCCGATCGTTCGCGAACTCATGTCGGCTGTCGCCGACTCGCAGGCGATGCGCGACCAAAACAGCCTGTCTCTAAAGGCGACCCGCCGTCTATCGTATCAAGACATTCGCGCAATGAAGTCCGGCGCGCGCTACGGCGACCGAAGAGGAAATTAGTCGATGCATCGGCGCGTCATTACCGAAGAAGCTCAGGGTATCAGCACGGTCGACCTCGATCGGATCGGTCAATACCCGCAACAGGGCATCGCGGACACGACGCGCGACCTTCTTTACTCCGGCCTGTGTTACGCCGGTCTGCTCGTTACTCAGGTCAGTTCCGTCGGCGTTCAGATCGCGCTCGGCCGGGTCTACGACGGCGGCAATCAGTTCGCTTCCGAGAAGATCGAAGAGCGGTCGGTCGCCGAGTTCGTGCCGACCGTCGCCGGTCGCTCCGTCGTCTGCATCGTCGTGGCTCAGGGGCAGGAAGCCTCTGACGACCTCGAAAATCGGTACTACGAGCGCGCGATCGACCCGCAGAACCCGAATGCTGGTACTCAGCAGACGGTCGACGACGGCTATCGCACGAAGAACCGCAAGGTCATTCTGACCGTCATTCCCGGCACCGAGTCCGTGCGACCGATCGCGCCGACTGCCCCCATCGGTTCCGTCGCCGTCGCCGAGATCCTCGTGACGACCTCGGGCATCCAGTCCGTGACGATGCGGACCGACACGCGCGCGACGCGCCTCGACGCGGCGGTCGCTCAGCAGAATGAGGTCTTGTCGCGCCTTGGCCGACTCGATCAGGACATCGCCGGTCTACGCATCGATCTCGCCGCCGTCCGCGCCGATCTGCTCGCCTCGGCGTCTGCGACGGCGCTCGCCTCGATGCAGGTCGATATCTCGCTCATCAAAGACAGCCTCGACTTCCCCGACGACGGCTCGCCGTATTGGGCGAACCGCTTCTTGAGCCTGAAGGAGACCGCTTACGACATCGCGACCGGCGTCGGTCATCCCGACTTCGACTGTCGCGTATCGGAGGGCATCCGTTTTCCTGACGAAGCCAAGGCTGAGTTCGCGCTCTCGCTGTACGCCGTGAACGACCCGAACCTTCGCTTCGCCTCGTCCGGTCTAATCTGCCCGAAGTTCACCGATGTCCCCGGCATCGCGCTTGAGCAGGCCGATGGGGAGATGCCGCTCGGCGGCGTTGTGTCGACGACTCTGACTATCGAACATCTCACGCAGTCGCGCGAGCGCGTCCGCTACGGCACGCCCTTCACGGTGTGCAACAACAGCCAGTTCTGGACCTCGGGCAAGTTCGACGCGATCTCTGGCATCTTCACGTCTGCTACTGGCGAGACCTACAAGGCCGCCGCTGAGTTGAGCGGCTATAACGACTCGGTCAATCATCAGGCCATTCGTCTTCAGCAGTTCTGGAAGGACGAGATCGAGGTTCCGTACGACAAATACACGCCCAATCAGTTCACCATCAACGGAGTCCTGAAGGCTCAGACCTTCCTTCAGCATCAGGAGCGTTGGGTCACGCGCTCTTGGCTGGCCGTGAAGCGTTGGGGTGCTGGTGCAGCGATCACCGCGACCTTCGTCGAGTGCGACAAGGAGGGGCGCCCCGACCCGACGCGTGTCCTGAGCCGCGTCGACCTGAACGCCACGAACTTCAAGGCGTGGCCCGAGAAGACTTACTTCACCTACGAGAAGCCGGTCTTCACCGCGCCGCTGGCGGCCAACAACGGCCGCGCTCGCCCCTACGCGACCATCTGGACGACGACCGGCGACGTGGATGTCGTGACGGCGGACGGTCAGGCGTTCCTTGGCGGCAACCTGTTCACGAGCACGGACGGGAACTACTGGGACGGCGATCTGACGAAGGACATCTGTCACGGGTACGACTACGCCCGGTTCGACATCACCGACATGCCGGTGCGGCTGAACGGCTGGAACCTGCCGGGCGGCGTCGAGGCTATCGACGTGCTCGCCCCGATGATCGTCCCCGGCTCGGCCTCGGCGACGTTCCAGATCCGCGTCGGAAGCAACTGGCGCTCCCTGGACTCGACCGAGAGCGGATCGTCGTTCCTGAACGGAAGTCAGGTCGGCTACGACGCGCAGGTGCTGCTCCGCGGCACCGAGTGGTCGATGCCGATCATCGACACGAACAACAGCCGGGTTCGGCTCTTCCGCCCGAAGGCTCAGTTCACCTGGGTCGGCGGTGGCGCGGCGGCGAACTCCTACGCTTGGCAGCTCGGCCAGTCGGCCAATCAGCTCAAGCTTCAGATGGTCGTCAGCGCCTGGGACCCGGCTCGTCATTCGATCACGCCGCGGATCTACACGGGCGCCGGCTACACGACGGCCACGAACCCGGCTGCGGCGCCGACGACTCGCGTTGTGCCGGGCCGTGAGGTCGGCCGCCCCGATCAGTCGGCGGCGGTCATCATGGAGTGGACGTTCAACCTCGCGTCTGCCGCGAGTTCCGCCCTTCTGTGGATTCGGGGCAATACGAACAACTACAAGATCCCGTTCCTGCCCGAGTGGGCCTGCCTCCGCAAGTCGGCGTAAGAAGAAGGCTGGATCATGGCGCGCCGGTTTGAAGCCGATTATCGTGTCACCGAGGCGGATGACGTTCTCTCTCGGGAGAACGACATTCACCGGGACATCGATCTTCGCCTCGACGATGTAGAGAAGGGCGTCGAGGCGTTCCGCTCGGGGCAGCGGGACGACATCGAAGCCATTCTGAACAACCTCGAAGAGACGTATTCCGGCCTCGCCGCCGAGATGCGCCGCCTGCTCGATCAGGCCGAAGGCGGCCTGTCGGCTGACATCATCGTCGAGAGCGCGGCCCGGCGCTTCCTGACCGACGCGCGTCGCGCGGCGATCCTGGCCGATGCGCTCGCGGCTGCGCAGGACGCCGCCGCCGGCCGTGTCTCCAAGGCCGGCGACACGATGACGGGTAATCTCGCGATAAAGAAGAGCGATGCTAGTTTTGACTTGACACAGTCCGGCGGCTCTTATGACACGTTTGCTTGGCGTGTCATGAATTGGAACGTAGACGGCAGGCTGTACTTCCAAGATTATAGAAACGGACAATATCAGAACAACGCGGTCAGTTTCGGGCGAGACGGATCGATCAATTCCGCAGCATTCTCCGGAGACCTAAAGACCTACGTCGATAAGGGCGTGCGGACTGACGTGGCGCAGGCGTTTAATGCGGCGCAGCGACAAAAGGCGAAGGTAAATCTCGGGGTCGGCGGGGTTCTAAATCCCATCAATGCCGCCTACAACATGCCCGTGGACGGTATAAACAAAGCTTGGTACGTAACGGGGGATGCATACCAGGTAACACTTCCAATTGAAACCACGTTCGGGAATGGCGATTATATTGATTTTATCAATGTGCAAGGCGGAACAGTAACTATCGCTCGCAATGGGTCGTCGAGTGCGAATTTCGCAGGCGGCTCCGCCAGCGGCCTTGGTGGCGGATACGCAACAACCATCAAAGTTGGACCGGCCCAAAGCGTTCGGATCATCTATGACGGGGCGAATTGGACCATTGGGTTCAGAGCGATCACGCCGGAGCGCGCTCTCTCAGTTGACCCGCAAACCTTCACCGACGCGCAGAAGCAGCAGCTCCTCGCCAACGCTGATATCGCGATCCCGGTCGGCCAGTGCCGGCTAAACTACGTCTCATCGACACAGATCCGGCTGGATTGGTGCGACGGGAATAAGATCTTCATCAATGGGAATTATCGGACTATACCGTCTGGCGGCATCACAATGTCGAACGCCGGCCTCTCGGCTAATGTGATGTATTATGTCTATGTGTACTACTTCAACGGCGCCATCACGATGTTTGCATCGACTGTCGCTCCGGTAGTCGATCCGACATATGGGCATAAGGTAGGTGGCGGCCCCGCAAATACTCTCGTCGGAGCGATTGTCACTGGCGGCAGCGGCGAGTTCGTTGACAGCTCGCAATATCGGCAGGTTGCATCTTACTTCAACCGCCGCCGTAAGAATGTGGAAGTTCAGGTTGCGGCCGGCGGCTCCAGTGGAAACACGCTTTTTTCCAATCTCGGCAACGAGGCGTACGTCTTTAGCTGGGGGGACGACGCGGTCGAATTTCAGGCCGTTGGTTCCATCGCCAATCAGGGAACCCAAATAACGACCAGCCTGCAATGCTATATCGACGGTGCAGCCGCGAGCCAGGATGCGACCCAGCACAATGGAAACTCGGGAACGCTTGTCTCTCTGACGCCGTGCGCCTCAAGGATCCTCGGCGTAGGGCTGCATCGTCTTTCGATCTACGGAAAAGTAAGCGGAAGCACGTCGTCATACTACGTCGGTATGTACGGCAGCGTTGTCCTTTAATTTGAGGCGGCTTCAATGAGCGAAGACAACGTGCAGGATAGCTTCGCCGTCGAGGCGGGCGCTTCCGCGGAAGATGCGGAGGCGGCTCGCCTGAAGGCCGAAGCCGAAGCGCGGGCGAGAGAAGCCGCGGAGGAGGCGCAGGCCAGGGCGGACGCGGAGGAAGCGCGCGCCGCGATGGCGGCGGCGCAGGCCGCGGCGCTCCAGGCCGAGGCGGAGGCCGAGAACGCCGAGCGCGATGCCCTGGCGGCCTCGCTGGCGGCCATGCTCGCGGCGAACGCCACCGCCGTTCCTGAGCCTATCGTGCCGCTGGATCGTGTCGAGGCGCCGCGCGGAAGCTTCGGCCCGACGTTCTGGGATGAGCTGTCCAAGGCGGGCGCGGCGGCGCTGGCGTTCGTCGCCAGCGCGGATCACGTCATCTTCGGCTCGGGCATATCCGCCGAAGATCGCGCCAAGGTCATGGCCGTGATCGAGGCGCATGATCCGGACAAGGCTGCGGCCGTCGACCTCGCCGCCTACGCCAAGGCGGCGCGGGACCGGCACGAGAACGGCGGGATCACGGTCGGCGGCGTCCCGGTCGCGACCGACGACCGCTCGAAGACGCTCCTCACCGGGGCGCGCCTTCGGGTTGAGAAGGATGCGACGCTCGTCACGAGCTTTGCGGCGGCGGACGGGCATGTCTACCCGCTCACGGCCGCGATGATCCTCGCCGTCTCTGACGCCATCGGCGCCTTCGTGGCCGAACTCTTCGAGGCGTACGCCTCGATCATGGGGGAGATCACCGCCGGCTCGATCAAGACGACCGACGAGATCGACGCCCGGTTCGGCGCCCTCGACGTGGCGTTCTAGGGCGACCGTTCCGGTCTGTGGCCGCTTCAGGCGGCCCCGTAGCGTCGTCGGGTCTCTAACCCCTACCGAGAGCCCCGACGATGCTGAAAGCCCTTCTCGCCCTTCCTGTGCTCACTCACGCCCTGCTCGCGGCGGCCTATACGGCGGCGCTTGCGGCGGCCCTGACCGCCCTCCCGCCGATCCCCCCGGCCTTCATCGCCGCGGGCCTCGTGTGGGCCTACTTCTACGCCCGCGAGGCGGCGCCCCGCGAGCACGACCTGAAGCACCAGGGCGTGAGCGGCCTCGCCGCTTGGCTCGGCGCGACGTTCGCCTTCCGCTGGACCCCCGACAACCTCGCGCAATGGGCCGCGCCCGCCGCAACCGCCGTCGCCGTCGGCTTGGCGTTCTTTTTCTCGAAATTCAGCTTCGTCGGCTTCTAGTTGATCCGAGGGTCGCGCGAGTTATTCCGCGGCCCTCTTGAATTACGATTTTGGGGCGACTCGATCTGTCCCGCTCTGAATAAGTCGCGCCGCTAACCTCTTGGAAGTTTCCTAGAGGTCCGCCGCCAAATGTCCCTGACCGACTTCCTTCACGGCGTCGAGAACGTCTCCGTCAACACCGGCCTTCGGCCGATTCAGACCGCCCGTTCTTCGGTCATCGGACTGATCGGCACCGCCCCCGGCGCCAACCTCGCGAAGTTCCCGATCGACCGCAACGTTCTCGTGACCTCTCGGACCGGGATGGCTGGCCTCGGCGTGACCGGCACGCTCCCGATCGCCCTCGACGCGATCTTCGATCAGATCGGCGCGGCCGTCGTCGTTCGCCGGATCGAGGAAGGCTCCGCGATCAACGAAACGCTCGGCAACGTCATCGGCGGCGTCGACGACGAGACCGGCGAACTGCTCGGCGTTCACGGCTTCCGCGACGCGGAGTCGGAACTCGGCCTCTCGCCGATGATCCTGATCGCTCCCGGCTTCACGCATCAGCGCCCGATCGGCGTCAACCGGATCGAGGTCAGCAAGCAGGGCGCCGGCTACACCGTCGCGACCGTCAAGTTCGCGGGCGGCGGCGGCCTGACCGTTCCTGCGGCGACCGCCGTGATCGAGAACGGCAAGGTCGTCGGGATCACGATCGACCGGCCGGGCTTCGCCCTGACGAACATCCCGACGATCACGATCGAGGGCGACGGCACGGGCGCCGAGGCGGTCGCCTTCAACGGCCCGAGCGCGAACCCGGTCGTCGGCGAGATGCAGTCGATCGCCGACGAGCTTCGCGCGCACGTCATCGCCGACGGCCCGGCCACGACCGAGTCCGCCGCCTTCGACTACCGCCGCGACTTCGGTACCCGCCGCGTCTTCATCGTCGAGCCGAAGGTCTCCGGCTTCTCGACGGTCCGCGACGAGTACGTGATCCAGGAGGGTTCGGGCCGACAGGCGGGCGTGATCGCCAAGACCGACAACGAAGTCGGTTTTTGGGAGTCGCCGTCGAACAAGCTGATTTACGGCATCGGCGGCCTGTCCCGTCCGATCGACAGCGTCGGGAAGAACTCGCGCGCGAACCGCCTGAACGAGAACCAGATCGCGACCTTCATCCGCGACGATGGCTGGTACACCTGGGGCAATCAGACCTGCTCTCAGGACCCGAAGTTCAAGTTCCTTTCGGTGTCGCGCACCGACGACATGATTAACGTGTCGATCATGCGCGCTCACCGCTGGGCGGTCGATCGCGGCATCACTCGCGGATACTTCGACGATGTGGCGTCGAGCGTGCGCCTCTACCTGCGGACCCTCGTGCCGAAGGGCGCGATCCTGCCGGGCGGCGACTGCTGGGTCGACCCCGAACTGAACGGCCCCGAAGAGATTTCGAACGGTCACGCGACCTTCGATTACGACTTCACGCCGACTTACCCGGCCGAGCGGGTGACTTTCCGGTCTCATCTCGTGACCGACTACATCAAGAACCTGTTCGACTAAGGGGAGCGGCAAGTAATGATCCCGCGCGTACTTCGGAATTTCAATCTCTTCGTCGACGGCACGAGCTACGCGGGTCGCGTGACGGAGGCCGAGCTTCCCGAGATCAACGTGAAGACGGAAGAGCATCGCGGCGGCGGCATGGACGGCGTCGCTGAGATCGACATGGGCCTCGAAGCGATGGAGGCGAAGCTCACCTTCGCCGAGTACATCGCCGAGATCCTGAAGAAGGTCGCCAAGGTCAACGGCAACGGGGTCCGCATCCAGCTTCGCGGCGCCCTTCAGCGGGACGGTGAGAAGGCCGTTCCGTGCGTCGCCGAGCTTCACGGCGCCTTCAAGACCTCGACCATGGGTTCGTGGAAGGCCGGCGACCTCGCGACCCACGAGGTCAGCATGTCGGTCCGGTACTTCCGGCTGACCCTCAATAACGAACTGATGTGCGAGATCGATGTCGACAACATGATCCGCAACATCGGCGGCGAAGACCAGATGGAAAGCATTCGGGAGGCGATCGGCCTGTAACGGGCCGGTCACTGACCGTTCAACCGGCGCCGCGGGGCGCCTCAAATCAAGGCGGGATCTACCATGAAGAACAAGGCTCCGAAGCGCGATTTCGACATGCGCCCCGAGGTCGTGATCGACCTTTACTTCCCGAAGGAGGTCGACGGCACCCTTCACAAGTCCTTCACCATGCGCCGGCCGCTCACCGAGGACTCGATGCTCGCCGCCAAGGTGAAGGGCAGCGACCACGACCGCGGGATCTTCCTGCTCGCCCGGCTCTGCGGCACGTCCCCCGACGTGATCGAGAAGCTCGACGAGGTCGATACCGACGTGATGAGCGAGCAGCTTCAGGCTTTCAAGGGGCGTCAGTCGGCAGCCTAAACGACTTCCGTCGGGCCGCACTGGCGCTATTCGATCTCACTCGCGGGGGAATAACGCTCGACAATATCCTCGGCATGGAAGTCGAGGAATTTAACGACTGGCTCGTCGACGCATACGACTACCGCGTCGAAGTCAACCGGGCGATTGCGAAGGCGAACAAGCCTGGAAAGTAGGACGGGGCGGGCATGGCTAAGGGTTTTTCGGTCTTCGTCGATATCGGCGGCCGAGTTAACGGAAGCCTGCCCGCCGCGATCAAGACGACCGAGTCCTCGCTCGCCCGCCTCGGCCGCACGGTCGGCGCCCTGAATAGCCGCGTCTCGGCCGCCGTGAACGGCGCGGGCCGAGGCGTCGCCGCCGCTGGCAAGCGACTGCAGGAAACCGGCCGTACCGTCACGGCCTCCGTCTCGGCGCCCTTGGGCCTGCTCGGGATCGGAGCCGCGAAGACCGCCTTCGAGTTCGAGAAGGCCGGCAACATGCTCGAAGCCCTCGGCGACGCAACCGCCGATCAGCGTGCCGAGCTTGAGAAGTACGCGAACGAACTCAACAAGAAATATCCGCAGTCGCTGACCGGCATCATCAATACCGGCAACGAGATGCTGAAGGGCGGCTTCAACTTCGATCAGATGAAGGGCGCGCTCGATCAGACGCTCGCGACTGCCGTGCTGGGGGAGATGACCCCGGCCGAGGTCGGCAACATGATGAGCCGAACGATCAATTCGTTTCAGCTTCCGATGAAGACGTATCAGGACTCGATGGAGTCCGCGAACCGCGTCTCGGATCAGATGACCTTCGCGGCGGTCAAGACGACCGCGAGCCTTCGCGACATGGGCGAGGCGTACCGCTACATCGGCGGCGCCGCGTCGGCCGCCGGGATGCCGCTTGAGCAGTCGACCGCCTTCATTATGGCGATGGCGAAGAACGGGTCGGTCGGCTCGGACGCGGGCGTTGCGCTGCGCTCGGCGATCGTTCGGCTCGTGAAGATGCCGAACAAGGGCCTCGCGGCCATGAACCGTATCGGCATGAAGCTCGGGGATTACCAGGGCGGCAAGCGGAAGGTCACGTCCGACAACATCCTCGCGGGTCTTCAGGCTGACGGTATCGACGCGAAGCCGGTCAAGAAACAGATCGACGGCCTTCTGAAGAATAAGAAGCTCGCGGACTCTCCGGTCGCCCTCGGCGCTCAGATCACGAAGCTCATTCAGAAGGGCGTCGCCGGGGTCGGTGACGGCGCGATCGACGCGAAGACGCTCGCTCAGAACGTGCAAGCCTCGATCGTGGCGGCAGGCTCGAAGATCGACCTTCAGAAGTTCTTCATCGATTTGAAGAAGAAGGTCGACAGCGGACAGGCCGGACTCGGCGACGTTGCGACGATCCTCGAAGGTCGGCACGCCTCGCGCTATCAGGCGATCTTGCAGTCGGATCTTCCCGAGCTTCTGAAGCAAGTCACGACGGAGTCGAAGGGCTACACGCAAGCGCGTTATGGGACGGTCCTGAAGGGGATCGTCGGCCCGGTCTATGACCTGAGCGCCGCCCTCGAAGCCCTGTCGGTCTCCCTCGGCCGCGCTGTCTTCCCGACCGCGGCGAAGGGGATCGCGGCCCTGTCCGACGCGATCACGGAGATCGCGACCGCGAGCCCGCGCGTGTCTGGCGCCCTCGGGGCGATCGGCCTCGGGCTTGTCGCGCTCGGCCCGCTCATGATGCTCGGCGGGGCTGGCGTCCGCGGCGTGGCGCTGCTCGCGCGCGGCCTGCTCTTGCTCGGCAACGCCGCGACCCTTGGGCTCGCGACCCGGCTGATCGCCGTGGCGAAGGGGATCGCCGCCGTGTCGCTGGCGGCGTCTGCGGGCGCCGCTGGCAGGCTTCGCGCGCTCGCCGCGGGGATGATCGCTCTCGGGGCCGTCGGCGGCCGTGGTGCCGTCCTGGCGGCGATCGGCGCCTCGATCGCGCGCTTCGGCAAAGCGATCCTTCTCTTCCCGCTCACGGCCTTGCGCGCGATCGGCGTCGCGATGTGGGGGCTCGTCGCGAACCCGGTCGGCCTGACGATCACGGCGATCGTCGCCGGCCTCGCGGCCCTCGGGCTGTGGGTGAAAAACAACGCCTCGGGGATCTCGACGTTCTTCTCGTCGTTCTCCGAGAGCTTCATGAAGGCGCTCGGCCCTGGCGCCGCTCAGACCGTGACCTCGATCACGACGGCGCTGCAGTCCGTTTGGGATTGGGTCAACAAGATCCTCGGCCCGATCGACGAGACCGGCGCGAAGTGGAAGACCTGGGGCGAAGGTGCCGGGCAGGCGGCGGCGACGATCGTCAACGCCCTCTCGGCGCTCCCCGGCCAGATCACGGCCCTTGGCTCGCAACTCATGGCGGCCGGGTCCGCGGCGATGCAGTCCCTTTGGGAGGGGATGAAGTCGGTCGCGAACTCGATCGTCGAGTGGGCCGGAACGATCGCCGCCCGCATCGCCGCACCTTTCAAGGCGATCGGCGGTGTCCTCCGCGGCCTCGGCGGCGGCGCCTCCCGCGCGGCTCCCGCGGCGCCGGGGCTCGACGGCGCTCGCGCTCTCGGCGGCCCGGTGAAGAGCGGCGGGGCGTACCTCGTCGGCGAGCGCGGCCCGGAAATTTTCGTCCCGAGCAGCGCCGGCCGGATCGAGACGAACAACTCGTATCGGCGCCTTTCGGCCGCTGGGAGCCTCAACGGCGGATCGGCCGTGCGCGCGCCCTCGGCGAGCGAGGTCGGGCAGGCCGGGGCGGGCGGCACGGGGAGCACGACGCACATCACGCGCGGCGACCTGAACGTTCAGCTTCACGTCCAGGCGGGCGGCGGGGATGCGACTTCCATCGCCCGCGAGGCCGAGCGCGCCGTGCGGCGGGTCCTGGCGCAGTACGAATCCGAGCAACGCGGGATGTTGAGCGACTGAGATGATCGGCTTCGTGATGCTCGCCCTCGGCGGCTATCGGTTCGCCGTCACATCGGGCGGCTATGAGCGGTTGCGCCGGAAGACCGCTTGGCGCTGGCCGTCTCAGGAACTGATCGGCGTTCGCGCTCAACGTCAGTTCCTCGGGCCGGGAGACGATACGGTCACGATCGACGGCGTGATCTTCCCGCACTTCCGCGGGGGGCTGCGCCAAGTCCCGCTGATGCGTGCTCAGGCGGGGCGCGGCGTGCCGCTGAACCTGACCGACGGCCTCGGCGAGTATTGGGGCCAATACGTCATCACGTCGATCGAGGAGGGAAAAGAAGCCTTTCTAAGCGACGGCATGGCTCGCAAGATCGACTTCAGTATCGAGCTTGAGGCGTATTGATGGCCGAGGTCTACACCACTCAGCAAGGCGACATGGTCGACCTGATCGCCTTTATCAAGCTGGGCGGGAAGAAGGGCTCAACGGAGGCGTTGCTTCTCGCGAACCCCGGCCTCGCCGCCCTCGGGCCGATTCTGCCCGAGGGGACGAAGGTCACGATCCCTGAAGCGCCGCCCGAGCCGACGCCGACCGTGACGCGCCTTTGGGGGGATGCGTCGTGATCCCGGCCGTCCGCATCCTGGCCGAGGGGATGGATATCACCGCCGGACTGATCCCGGCGCCCTTCGGCGTTCCCCTGTCAGGCGGCGGCGTGGCCGTCCCCGGCGGCTTGAACGCTGGCGGGAAAACGCCGCTCATGTCGATCACGGTCACGGATCAGGAAGGCACGAAGAGCGACGCCGTCGAGCTTGAGCTTGCCAACGGCCAGCGCCACAAGGCGCCGAAGAAGGGCTCGAAGTTCCAAGTTTATCTCGGCTACGTGCAGCCGGGTCCGCTGTATATGGGCGCGTTCAAGTCCGACGGCTGGACGAAGACGGGCGGCCCGAGGCGGATGACCGTCTCGGCGAAGTCGGCCGACTTCACGGCAGACATTAAGGCGGGCAAGTCCAGGTCCTACCACGACACGACCGTCGGCGAGATCGTGAAGAAGGTCGCCGGGAAGCATAAGCTCTCGGCTCAGGTTCACCCCGAGATCGCGAAGATCAAGATCGGGCATATCGACCAGTCCGGCGAGTCGGACGTGAACTTCCTCACGCGGCTCTCGAAGCGGGTCGGCGCGACCTTCAACATCAAAGACGGGAAGGCGCTCTTCAACAAGGCGGGTTCGGGGGATCTCCCTGGCGGCGGCAAGGCGCCGACGTTCAGGCTCGTCGAGGCCGACGTCACCGACTGGACGGCCACGGGATCGGAGCGCGGCTCGTATCAGAGCGCGACGGCCAGCTTCCAGAACGTCGAGACGGGCGAGCGCGAATGGATCGCCGAGGGCGAGGGCAAGCCCCGGCTTCGCGACCGGCGTCTCTACAAGACCCGCGACGAGGCTCAGGCGGCCGTGAAGGCGCAGTTTGACGCCCTGAAGCGCGGAAAGGTCTCTGTCTCGATCACGATGCCGGGCCGCCCCGAGATCTTCGCCGGATCGCAAGTCGACCTCGCCTTCGAAGACGAAGACGTTGACGGCCTATACAACGTGAAGACCGCGACGCACACGCTCGACGGCTCGGGCCTGAAGACTGTTCTTTCCGTCGAGAGCGTCGGGAGCGAGAAGGACGACGAGAAGAAGGACTCGGAGAAGGCCGACGAGTAGGCGACTCGATCGGTCCCGCCGGGACGGGCGAACTTTGGAACTATGGCCTCGACGAGATCGAGGCCGTGATGACCCTCCGAGACGACTGGAAGAAGCTTCTTCGCTACGCCTGGACGATCCGCTTCATCGCGGGCGCCGTCGTGCTGTCGGCGCTTGAGGTCGGCTTCTCGATCTTCGCCAACGATCCCCCGATTCCCCGCGGCGTCTTCGCCGGCCTGTCGGCGCTCACGAGCGGCGCCGCCTTCTATGCGCGCCTCGTCGCTCAGAAGGGGATCACCCCGGAGTCGACCGATGAAGCTTAATCTCAAGAGGGGTGGCGGCGCGGGTGCCGCGATTGCAGCCGCGGCCGGGTTCTATGCTCTGTTGACCGCCACGGTCGGCGAGCATGAGGGACTTCGCCTCAAGGCGTACAAGGATATCGCCGGAATCCCGACGATCTGTTACGGCGAAACGCTCGGCGTGAAGATGGGGCAAGTCCACTCGAAGGCCGAGTGCGACGCGATGCTCGCGAAGCGACTTCAGGTCTTCGTCGCGGGTGTCGAGCGGTGCATCTCGAAGCCGATGAGCGTCGAGCAGAAGGTTGCCTTCACTTCGCTCTCGTACAACATCGGGACCGGCGGCTTCTGCAAGTCGACCGTCGCCCGGAAGTTCAACGCGGGCGACACGCGCGGCGCTTGCGACGCCATGCTCTCGTGGAACAAGGCCCGCGTCGGCGGCACGCTGCGGCCCGTGAAGGGCCTCACGACCCGGCGCCAGGAAGAGCGGGCTTTGTGCCTGAAGGCGGCCTGATGCTCGCCTTCCTGCTCACCGCCTGGACCGCCTTCAGCCCGGCCGCGACGCTCGTCGGCCTGTCGGGGATCGCCCTGATCGCGGTCGCGCTGCTCGGCCTGACCGTACTCCCCGACGCCCTGAAGAAGGTCGTCATCGCCCTCGGCGTCGCCCTGCTCGTTGGCGCCTCCCTTTATCAGGCCGGGCAGGCGAAGGGCGTCGCCCTTCAGGCCGAGGTCGAAGCGTCGAAGGCGCTCGCGGCCGAGACGAAGCGGGCCGAACTCGCCGAGGCGACGATCGCCGCCGACCGGGCTCAGGCCTCGAAGGACCGGACCGCCGCCCTGGCCGATCGAGCCAAACTGAGGAAGCTTCTCGATGACGCGCAAAAGCATCAGGACGGCGCTCGTGAGTGCCTGTCTCGCGACCTGTCTCGCCGGTTGCGTGACCTCTGAGGGGCCGAACGGCGCCGCCGTTCGCGTGACGCTCCCGCCGCCTCCCGAGGGCGTCGCCGAGTGCCTTCGCGCGAGCTTTCCCGAAATCCCCGATCGCGCCCTGAGCCGTAGCGACGTGCTGCGGATCATCGGCGAGGCGAAGCTTCAGGATCGAGCCAAGACGGCGTGCGGCCTTCGCGCGGTGACTTGGATCGACCGGGTTAGTCGCGACCTCGCCCGCTAAGGCCCTGGACCCATGATCTCCCTCGACAACCTCGCCAGCCTCGGCGCTCACGTAGCGAAGGCCCTCGGCATCGCGACCGCCGTCGGCTCGACGTACATTGCGCTCGGCCTGCCGATGCCGGCGACGGTCGCATACGTCGACGGGAAGATCTCGACCGTGATCGACGCGGTCGCGGACGTGAAGTCGACCGTCCTCGAAGGCCGGCTTCTCAACATCACGACGCAACGCGCCTTGCTCCGTAACGAGAAGGTCGCGCTCACGCGCGCGATCGAGAAGGCGCCCGAGTCTGCGAAGTCCGTCCTGATCCGCCGCCTCGGCGAGATCGAAGACGCCCTCGGCCGCCTGAGCCGGGAAGAAGACGCCGTTTCCGTTGCCATGTCGAAGAAGGACTCGAAATGAGCGGCCCCGTATCCGACGACGACCTGAAGGCGGCGGTAGCCCTGCGGGCCGAGCACGCCTCGGAACTCGCCGCCGCTCGCGCCTCGGGCCTGTCCGCCAACGCCTTCCGCAACCGCCTGAAGCGGGCGGCCGAGAAGGGCTTCGCCGGGTTCGATCCCGTGATGCCGGGCTTCAGGGTTTCGAAGGTCGGAACCGAGCAGGACGCGGACGGCGCGACCACTCGCCGATGGATCGAGCAGAAGCGGGAGCACGGCGAGGTCTTCGAGGTCCCCGCCGGTCACGAGATCCGCGGCGTCTCGGCGCTCGTGAACGAAGCGGGCCGCGAGGTCGTGAAGTGGATCAAGACCGGCAAGGCAGGACCCGGCGACAGCCTCGTCGAGGCCGTGCGGGGCCTGCTCGCCGAGTATGACGGCCCGGCTCCGCTGATCCCGGCTCCCGTCGCGACCGTCGACGATCTTCTGACCGTCTATCCGCTGGCCGACCTTCATCTCGGGATGCACGCATGGGGCCGGGAGACGGGCGAGGCGTATGACCTGAAGATTGCGGCGGTCCGCGCCCGCGCCATGATGAGCGACCTCGTCGACCAGTCCCGCCCGAGCACCGAGGCGCTGATTCTCGGCCTCGGCGACTTCTTCCACATGAACGACCAGAAGAATGCGACCCCGGCGAGCGGGCACCTTCTCGACGTTGACGGCCGATGGCCGAAGGTCCTGAAGACGGGCGTCCGGCTCGCGATGGACATGATCGAGCTTGCGGCTCAGAAGCACGCCAGGGTTCGCGTGCGGTTCCTGCCCGGCAACCATGATCCCGACGCGACGGTCGCCCTCACGGCCGCCCTGGCGCTATTCTACGAGGCCGACGAGCGGATCACGATCGACGAAGACCCGAGCCTCGTTTTTTATCACCGCTTTGGCCGCGTGCTGCTCGGGGCGACCCACGGCCACACGATGAAGCCCGAGCGCATGGCGATGATGCTCGCCGAAGACTGCCCCGTCGATTGGGGTCAGACCGACTTCAAGCATATGTTCTTCGGCCACATCCATCACGAGACGGCTCGCGAGATCGGCCGGGTCCGCGTCGAGAGCTTCAACACGATCGCCGCGAAGGACGCCTATGCTCACGGGCACGGCTACCGATCGGGGCAGGCCCTGAACGCGCTCACGTTCCACCGGGGACGCGGCGAGGTCGGCCGCCACCGCGTCAACTTCGTTCATCAGGACTCGCGCCGCCCTCTGGCGGCGTGAGGGCCTTCAGCGGGCCGAGACGGTCACGCGGACGCGAGCGCGTCGGACCCTGGACTTCTCTTCGGCCGTGATCGGGAGCGCCTGAGACAACTCGGCGCCGTTCATGTCGGCCAGGGGATAGGTCGGGAGGGTTGTCGAGATCACGGGCGCGCCAGCCTCGTCGAGCGCCGCGAACTCGATCCGAGCGACCGCAGGCTTGCCCGAGGCGTTCAGGACATAGCACTTCGGGACCGCGTTCAGCCCGGCGAAATCCTGCCACTCCAGGTGGCACGACGAAACGCGAACCCCGCCTTCCTCGAAGACGTGCATCGCGAGATCCGTGAAGCTCGACTCCTTCGTGCCAGCGACGGCCGGGAAGGCGAGGATCGAGGCGGCGAGAGCAAGCACGGCGGTTCTCATGAGACTCGCCTTACGGTTGCCGATTGGCGCCGGCAAGGGGCAACCGGATCGGCCTCACGCCTTTCCCCCGCCCTGGCATAGTTCTCGGGCCTCGGCGGCACGGGCCGCCAAGATTGAAAGCGAACCGCGACGAGCCGGCCCCGGCGAGTAGGGGATCACCGATGGAGTCGACCATGCGCTGAAGTTGTCCCTGTGTCCTTCCTCCGTTTGCACCCTTGCCCGCCCGGTTCGCCGCGGCGGGCCTTTTCGTTCCAGGGCTACCGGATCGGCCTCCCCGGCGCGGCCGAGGCGGGCGAGTATCCCTTCACCGGGCCGGCAACGGCTCTCCCCGATCAAGCCGCGAAACGCCTATCAAGCGGGCGAGCGCGCCGATCGCCGGCCCGGTTCCAATTCTTCCGACTCCGCGAATAAGGGGCTACTCGATCAGCCTCTCGCCAGTCCGCGAATGACTTCATTGTTCATCCCGTCAGCAAGCGCCAGCGGGGCGCAACTAGAGAGAGCGGGAAACATCATGAGCGAGAAGATCGAGCACGCCGTCGGTTCGAAGGTGACTTTCGCGACCGGCCGTTCCGGCACCGAGTACACGGCCGAGGTCACGGGCAAGGACGGTCAGTTCCTCGTGACGAAGGACGCGGACGGCAAGGTCCGCAAGGTGCGCCCCGGCGCCTGCCGCGCCGCCTGAACCTCCCGGCCCTGGCCGTTCAGCCCGTCGAGCCTCGTGCTCGGCGGGCTTTTCTTTATCCGTCGGATCAGTCACCATCCGTCGTGTCCGTTGACATGACCGACTATATCCCCCATTTAGGGGGCGTAGCGACTGACGGAGCCGCCGACATGACTGACGCCGTGAAGCTGACCGAGGCCCAAGAGCGCGCGCTGATCGCCGCTGACGAGAAGGGCGGCGCGCACTTCGGCCGCCGCGGCTCTATGATGGGCGGCGCGTTCCGGCGCACCTGCGAAACCCTGGCGGCCCGCGGCCTCGTCGAGGATTGTGCGCCCTTCCCGATCACGGATGCTGGACGCGCCGCCCTGGCCGCGCTGAAGCTCTCCCGCCGCGAGAAGGCTTATCGGCGCGGGGAGGCTTGGGCGATGCTCGAAGTTCACGCCGAGCGCGAGGCCGAGAAGGCGGCTCAGGCTTCCGAGCCCTACTTCGGGGCTGGCTCGTCGCTCGTCTTCGAGATGGGCGACTCCGCGATCCGCATCTTCCGCGACGGCCGTTGCCTCGGGACCGCGCTTCGCCGTCGGGCGTATGCCAGCGGCCCCGCTTGGACGATCTACACGCCCGACGGTGCCCGGTTCGGCGAGGCCGACACGGCAGGCGGCGCCCGCTTCAAGCTCCGTCGCGCCGCCGCGGCCGTCGAGAAGACGCGAGCCGGGGTTGCCGTCGTGATCGACGAAGCCGCCCCCGTAACACGCGAGCAGATCGAGGCGGCGTCCGCACCCCGGCCCGTCTGGCGGCCGACCGGGATTGGCGGCTCGATCCTGACTGCAGGGCCGGACGGCCGGACCCTTGCAGAGGTCGGAAGCTCGGCGCGTGGCGGGCACTATGCGGCGATATGGGTCCGCGGCACCCGCGAACGGCCGGGCCTTTCGAGCCGAGATCTCGGCGTCTTCGACACGGAAGCCGAGGCGAGGGCCGCCGTCCTAGCCGAGGTCAAACGCGAGGCCGCTACCGCCGCCTGA